TCCAGCACCAGGTCAATCTGCAAGGGAGGCTTATTTACATTGGGGTGGGAATAGTGATTGCAATACAGTTTATCGTTCACTTTTTAGGTCGGGGATAACGGCATGATACCGCAGGGGTTCAAGTTTCGGATCGAGGAGCTGGTGGACAAGGCATCCTTTGCCTCGTGGGGGGAGGGGTGCTGGAACTTCTTCCCCCAGGAATCTTTGGAGATGCTCCACGGGATCAGGATGTTCCTCGACAGGCCGGTAACGGTCAACAACTGGTTGTGGGGAGGGCCTTACCAGTACCGGGGATACAGGGGGCCCGGCTGTCCCATAGGAGCCCCGCAGTCTTACCACAAGAGAGGGATGGCGTATGATTTCGATGTCAAGGGCCTTACGGCAGAAGATGTCAGAAAGCTCCTCGTTGAAAACCAGGACCACGAATGGCTCCTGCCGATAAAAAGGCTTGAAAATAAGGTGACCTGGGTTCATGCTGACACCGGGACCGTTCCGGCGGGGAAGAGCCGCATTTACCTTTTTGAGCCGTAGGTGAGATATGAAGCGCTTTATACTGACAATCGTCGGCCTTATCCTTGCGGGGGTGGCATGGTTCTTCGGTTCCCGGGCCGCCATAGAGAAGTACATGAAAATGAGGGATCGCTGAAAGGAGGGAGTTATGGGACTCGACGCATTGATTGCCATAGGGAGTTTGATTTTACCCCCAGCGGTGGACTTCATCAAAAAGAAGTTCCTTAAGAAGGAGCAGGACACCCCGGAGGCCACGATGTCCACCCTGGCAACGACCAAGCCGGACGTTCTTCCGGGGTATGTGACGGCCATAACCGAGTGGCTCAAGGCCCAGGTGGCCTTCTTCAACCGGGATGTCGCCGGGACCCCGAGCCAATGGGTCATCGACCTTCGAGCCGTCATCCGTCCTTTGGGGACTGTCGGCGCCGGGATCACCCTGATGGTCATGGTGATTGCCGCGATCCAGGGCTACAAGCCCGACCCCTCCATGAATGAAACCCTGGCCGGGGTCAGGTATTCCTGCGAGGTGATCGTATCGAGCTGGTTTGGTGACCGGATCACCATCAGCAAATGAAAAAGTCCTGCGGATAGGCTCTATAGGCTGAGAAACGAGACTCCCTCACTCGCTTCCGCAGGCAAACATGAGGGTCCTTACGAGGGATAAGGAGGAGGAGCGATGTTCAAAGAGATCAAGGTACACGCGACATTCAATGAAAGAACGGGTTATGGGGTGCACTCGTCGAGGTTCTTCCCGCTGCTGGACGAGCTTGTCCGTAACGCGAAGGGGACGGGGGGAGAGGTCCATATCTCCCTTCTGGATACGGTAACCGCCTCACAGGTGACGGAGCGCCACCCTGCCCCGTCGATCCTCTATAATGTCTGGGAATCCGACAGCCAGCCTGACGCCTTCATGGACAAGCTCAAACTCTACGACCAATTATGGGTTCCGAGCGAGTGGCAGCGGGCGGCGTCCATTTCCCAGGGGGTCCCCGAGGAGTTTGTGGTGGTCGTTCCCGAGGGAGTGGACCCGGAGGTCTATAAGCCAGCCGAGGGATCTTCGTCTAACTCTGGTGATATTCCGGATGATAAATCGGAGTTCAGGTTCCTCCATGTCGGCCAATGGCAACCCCGGAAATCCACAAAGGAAATCGTGGAGGCCTTCCTCAAGGCGTTTCCCGGCAAGGAGAATGTCCGGCTCTATCTGTCTGCCGACACCCTGTTCCCCTCAGATACCTACGGATCAACGGAAGAGAGGTTAAAGGCCTATGGGCTCGAAGACCCACGAATCATCCCTGTCCACTTCGAGGAGAGAGATGCTTACATCCGGCGGCTACAATCAGCCCATGTGTTCGTGTCATGTTCTCGTTCCGAGGGATGGGGACTGCCTTTGTGTTTCCCTTCTGATGCCAAGATTGTTATGCCAAGCGGGATTAAGAGTATTGCCGATATTGGTCACGATGAATTAGTGTTCACCCATACTGGTGATTATCGTAGGGTTCTTACTAAGATGCAGAGAAAGTATAGCGGTGAATTGGTTGAAATTTTAATATATGGAGACTACGCTCCAATAAAATGCACACCAGAACATCCCATATTAGTTATAAGACGACCCAATAAAAAATACAAAAAAAGCCGGTTTACCGATGTTGATAAAATTACACCTGAGTGGATAGAGGCAAAGGATATAAAAATCGGAGATGCCATTGTTCGGTCTGTTCCGTTGGGTTATGAATCGGAAGATATTGTTGACTTGTCCCAAATAGATCAAAGGCTTAAGAAGGATGATAATTATGTTTGGTATCCGACTGGTTTTAATTCAAAGGGGGAACAGGGCAAGTATAATCGTTATGTTTCGCTAAAAAGCATGGCGTTTTTGTTTGGTTGGTATATTGCGGAAGGCAGCGATAACTGTGGTGCGGCAGTAGAATTCTCGTTAAATTCAAAAGAAGAGCCAATTGCACAGGAAATATTGCGCCAAGCATCTTTGTTCTTTAATGCGAGGGGTAGTCGCCAAATCAAGGGGAATAAACTTATATTGAAGATAAGTTCTACGATTTTATCTAAGTTTTTTGTTAAATATTGTGGCAAAGGAGCAGAAAACAAAAAAATACCCAACGAATTACTGTATGGAGATATTTCCAACCTACATGACCTAATGGTTGCGTATTCCGATGGTGATGGACACAAGGCCGATAAGAGAATTATCATTTCTACTGTCTCCGAATTACTGTCAAGACAAATTGGGGTTGCTCTTCTCAGGATGGGATATAAGTCAAACATTCAAAATTGTGGGAAGCGATCTGGAAATTATGATCAGTTTGTGATCACTTGGTTGCTTGATAGAAAAAACAATATTCATAGCAATAAATCATGGTGGTCGAGGTACGGCATAGCATCTCTTGTGAAAAAAATAACCTCTACTCCATACAGTGGATATGTCTATAATTTGGAGGTTGAGAAAGACAATTCATATCGTTTGGTAAATGCGTCTGTTCATAATTGCGAGGCAATGGCGAGTGGAGCAGTTACCATCGTGGCAGATTGGGGCGGATCCACGGAGTATGCTGGAGACGCTCTTCTGGTCCGTGTCCCCGAACTGATAAAGCCTTTCGGGATCTACGGGAACTGGGATGTCCCGGGGCATTGGGGGGAGCCCGACTACAATCATCTTGTCGAGGTCATGCGGGACGCCTACGAGAATTACCCCCAGCACAAGGAGAAGGCCCTCAAGACCTCCGAGGTTATCAGGGAGAAGTTCTCCTGGAAGGCGGCGGCCGAAAAGGGATTCAAGGCCCTTGAAGATCTCCAAAAGAAGATGCAAATAACCCCCACTATTTGCCGGGAGCAGATTGTGCCTGTATCAGAGGCCGATCTTAGAATCCAGGCAAGGAGGCTCGGATACGAGATCACGGGCCTCAAGAAGTCCTCCGCGATCTTCACGGTGGACACCCACCCGGACACCGAAGAGAAGCTGGAAACCCTCAAGGAGAGCATCGGGCAGATCAAGGCCCTCGGGTATCCGATCCTGGTTACCTCCCATCTCCCCCTCCCCGAAGAGGTTGTGGAGTCGGTGGACTTCTACATCTACGACAAGAAAGACATCCTCTCGGGGGACGACAAGCCTTCCTACTGGAGGCAGGACGGGTTCGGGAAAACCGAGTCCACGATCGCCAGCAAGCCGTGCCACGCCCTCGCTGCGGTCCACAACGTAAGGAACGCGGTTGACTTCTGCCGGGGGAGGTACGACTGGATCTACCAGATGTCCTCGGATGCCGAGGTGGATCTCAGGGAGTGGCTCGACAAGGTCCACTCTTCCGACAAGGACATGGTCTGTATCCGGTGGGAGGGCCAGCCCAATACCGTCAGCGGCCAGATCACCGCCGCGAGAACCGAGGCGATGGACAAGATCCTCCTGAGGATGGAGACCTGGGAGGACTTCAAGAAGGTCTATGCCGAGGACAGGTTCTGCTCCGAGAGGAAATACTTCCGGCTCATCGAGGAGCATGTCGGTCTGGAGAACGTCGAGTTCATAGACATGGATGTGGGGAACCGGCACGACCAGGTGGATTGGGAGGCCTGGAAGGACGATATGTTCACCTGCCACTTCGTCGAGGGGCCTTTGCTGGATATCAGCGGGCTCTCCAAGAGGGTCTATGATGTGGTCTTCAATGACGGGACAAGGGACGTTTATTCCCTCAAGCAGAACGCCGGGATGTGGTCCAGGCCCTCCATCAAGTACTACAAGCCCTGGACGGTGACGGCTTCCCTCGACGGGGTGGAGAAGTTCCGGCACACGATAGACCTCAAAGGGAAGAAGGTCATGATCTGCATGGGGTCCAAGGCTTTGGGGGACACGATCGCCTGGATGCCCTATGTGGAGGAGTTCCGGAAGAAGCACGGGTGCAAGGTGGTCTGTTCGGGGTGGTGGCAGGAGATCTTCGACTACCCCGAGATCGAGTTCATCAAGCCCGGAGACGCCATCATGGATCTCTACGCCTCCTACAATGTGGGGTGCTTCGACGACCAGTTGGACCAGAACGTCGTGAACTGGAGGAGCGTTCCCCTCCAGAAGGTGGCCTCCGATATTTTGGGCCTCGACTATAAACCGCTTAAGGCGAAACTGAAAGTGAGGAGCTATGAAAACGAAGAGTTTCCAGCGGACTGGAAAAAGCCCTATGTGTGTTTCTCCGAATACTCGACAATGCAGAACAAGTTCTGGAACCGGCCGGGGGCGTGGCAGAAGGTCATAGACCGCCTTGTCGAGATGGGGTACGCCTGCGTGTCGGTGTCCGCCGAGGCCACCCAATTAAACAACGTCATCAAGCACAACGGGCAGGGGATCCACTCCACCATAGCGGACATCGCTGGCGCCGAGTTCTACCTGGGGCTCAACCACGGCCCCATCTGGATCGCCTACACCCTCGGAGTCCCGGCCATCATGATCAGCGGGGTCTCCGAGGAGTGGAACGATTTCCCCAATCCCTACCGGATCGCCATCGACAAGTGCAAGCCCTGCTTCAACAATGTGGACATCAAGATCGACAGGGATTGGAATTGGTGCCCGGGGCCGGACAGGTTCGTCTGCACCCGGGAGATCACGGAGGAGAGGGTCTTTGAGAAGATAGACCAACTGAGGAGGGACTTATGTCGCCAGCCAAAATCAAAAAGGTCAAAGGGGGGTACTCTGTCAGCACCCCCCACGGAACGAAAGCGAAGAGGACGACCAAGAAAAAAGCAAAGTCCCAAAGAAGACTCCTCAACGCCATTGACCACGGGTTTGTCCCAACTCGGGGCTACGGGGTAGGGAAGAAAAATGGATAGCGCGAAGATATTTGATTTCAGCCACTTCACGGGGATGAACAATGTGGACAAGGCATTCCGCCTCCCCATTGTTGGGACGAGGATGGGGTACTCTCTCACCGATATGGAGACCCTTGAGAACGTGGACATCGACAACCAGTTCATCCTTACCACGAGACAGGGGAGCGACCTGAAACTTGCCGGGACCGACATCCATAGCCTCTGGTCGGATGGGGAGACCTGTCTGTTCGTGGACTACGACACCCTCTACCGACTCGAAATAGATTACACCTCCACCTCGGTTCTCTCCGGCCTCCTCCCGGGAGCAAGGATGTCCTATGCGCCCTGGAACGACAGGATCTATTTAACCAATGGCTCCTATATCGGGTACTATAAGGACAGCGCTACTGCCCTCTCTGACCCCTCAATCACCTACAAGCTTCCCCTACCCCCGGGACAGAGGATTGCCTATTACAGAGGGCGGCTCTATGTGGCCAAGGGGAGCGTGCTTTACATTTCTGACGCCCTCTCGGACCACTACGATGTCAGGAGCGGGTACAGGGCCTTCGAGAACGATATCACCATGCTGATCCCTGTCGACAACGGCCTCTATGTGGCGGACGGGAGGACATGGTTCGTCCCCGGGACCGAGCCGGAGGAGTTCCAGAAGATGATGGTCTATGATGCCGATGTGATCCCCTTCACCGACAAGAACATCAACGGGGAGAACATCGGGGACGGTTCCGTGGGGAAGATGGCGATCTGGGTTGCCTCGGACGGAATCTGCCTGGGGGACAACAACGGGCAGGTGAAGAACCTCACCCGGGTCCGGTACGCCATGTCCACCCACGGAGAAGGAGGGGCGGCGGTACGGAAAGAGGATGGGCTCACCCATTACATCACGACGTTAAGTTAAGGAGGACACAACCATGGCACTTCGATTGAGTACAGGGGCAAGGACCGCGCTGGCGGGGACCGAGGGGCTGAAATCAGTTTTCAGCGGGGGGTATCTGGACATCTATTCCGGGGGGCAACCGGCCTCTGCCGACTACGCCGAGACCGGGACCAAGCTCGTCCGCCTCCAGGTGGGCGGGACAGGCGGTGTGACTTTGGGGACCGCTGCTGCCGGGGCTCTCCCGAAGAGCGGCGAGACCTGGAACGGCACGATCGCAGCCGCAGGGGTTGCCGGGTACTTCCGGTTCTACGGGACTGCCGGGACCTCGGGGACGAGCGAAAGCGAGCGAAGGATCGACGGCAATGTCGGGGTGAGCGGATCGGATCTGGTCCTCTCGAACACCTCTCTGACCCTCGGGGCGACGTTGACGATTGATACTTTCACTCTTACCGTTCCTGCGGTGTAAGGAGGTGTGAGATGGCTCTGAGACTATCTACAGGCTTGAGGAATACGCTTTTGTCCGGCACGGCGGGGCTGGCCCAGGTATTCGGCACCGGAATAATTGATATCTGGACCGGGACCCCCCCGGCAAATGCGGACGCTGCCGAAACCGGGACCAAGCTGGTGAGAATCAGCGTCAGCAGTTTCGCGTCCTGCGGGTCCGGCGGGACGGGGGGCGGGACGGCTGGCTCCGGAGGGCTGCTTTGGGGGACCGCCGCCAACGGCTCTCTGCCGAAAAGCGCAGACACATGGTCCGGAGAGGGGATTGCAAACGGAGAGTCCGGGTGGTGGAGACTGCATGGGTATAACATCCTCCACGGCACCAGCAGTACGTCCCCGAGGATAGATGGGGTTTGCGGGGTGTCGGGGGCGGATTTGAACATGAGCGATCTGACCGTCGCCTCTGCCGCGACGATCACCATCGACAGCTTCTCGATAACGATACCTGCCATGTAGGAGTGAGCTATGGCTCTGTATTCTTATTATAGCAGTGGCGGGCCGTGGACTACCGCTGATGCGTATGTCACCCTGAACAACCAGACCATCACCCAGACGCTGTACCTTGCCTCCGGGGACTCGACGAGGTGCAAGGTCTGGTTCGCCGGGAACGGTGTGGACTCCTACCAGGTCCAGTCCGCCTATCTGACCCAGGGGATTCACTCCGTCTCCGTCAAGGTGAATGGACAGACGAGCTTCCTGATTCCCGCCTTCGGGAGGTGGAGCGACTATTCCTCTACGACCGCCTTCACCCTGCCCGGGTATGTCAGTTTCGTAACCATTGTCAAGCTGAATGTCCCCATCCTGATCCCCATCATTGGATATGGCGACACCACCCAGACAGCCCCCAGCGCCCCCGGGGTGGTGAGCTGGATTGATGATGATCCCGATAGCCTCGATGATGGCACGGCGGTGCTGGTCCTTAACTTTGATGGGGCAGACGGGGCGACGACCTGGACTGAAGAAGCGAAAGGGTATTCTCCTGATGAAAGTTATGGCTTTCATCTTGACACAGCACAAAAGAAGTTTGGCACAGCATCATTAAAAAATATAGATAGTAACGACGCTTACTTAACGTATCTAAATAAGCCAAACATAACAGATGCTTTTACGCTACACTTTTATGTAAGGATAAGCGGCTTGCCTTCAACTATGGGGCCGCAGGCGACAATTGGTTTTTGGGGAAGTTCGTTTTCATTAACAAGCCTTGTTGACATTAACTTTTATAGGGATGGTGTCTTTTTTAGTGTCTCTGACAACAACGGAGTAGCAGCGCTGGACAATGGGGGTGATTACTCTGAGCTACTTGTAGCAGATGTGTGGAATCATTGTGCCCTTGTGAGCATTAACCGAGATGTGTTTCTTTACATAAACGGAGCTTTATCGGGATCTTGGACATGCTATAAAGACAATCCATTTGCGGGGCCTACGGGAACATACCTATATTCAAACTATACAGAAGATGTGTGGTTTGATGCTATCGAGCTTACTGATAATGCCAAGTGGACTTCTAACTTCACCCCCCCTACGACTGCCCCTCCTACAATAAAGGGCACCATTGATATTGTAGAAGTCACCACCACGGCGACAATTACAGTCACCGATAACACCTTAATAGCAGCAGGGGATACGATAACGATAACAGAAACCTCTTCTTTGGGGCAGGTTGTCGTAACGGTTTACACCTTCGTCACCAATCCCACCGGGGCAGACAATGAAATAGTCATCGGCCCCGACGCCGACACTACCGCTGCCAACATAGCGGATACAATCAATGAAACGGATGGGGCAGAGTTCACTGCGTCGTCAAGTGGTGCGGTTGCGACCGCTGTTAAGTATTCGAGTGATGATGTTGCCATTACGACTGATTCTTCTGGGGTGACTATAGGCAGTCCCTTGAAGGAAATCACCTACATCTCCTCGTCTGCCTCCTCTGCCCTCCCCTCTTTCACCGTTTATTCTTCGGGGTCGAGCTTTGGGGACATGGGGGACTATTACGGGAATGTCACCCTCCCCGCCTTCACTTCCGAAGGCCTCACAGACATGGAGGGGAACAACGCCGATGTCTACATGCCAGCGTTTCGGTCCACGGGCCAGTCGTTCCTGAAGAACTACCCCTCTTTAATGACCGACGCCGAAAAGATCGCAATGCTCCTCTACGAGAGCGAATGGATGGAGTGGCTGGCGTCCCTCATTGTCGTTCCGGGGGATTCGGATGATGTGGCCCTTGTGGCGACTCAGTGGGTTGCCAGCAATATCACTTACGCCACGGACCTTACCACCTGGGGGGTAACCGATTACTGGATAGACCCCAAGGCCACCGTTTACTACGGGGTCGGGGACTATGAGGACGGGGCGGCCCTGATCGCCTCCATCATCATCAACTCCGGGGTGGACCCCAACAGGGTCCGGGTTTACTTCGGAGAGGACGAGGGTGTCGATTCCGCATGGGCCATGTACCAGCGGATGAGCGACAACCAATGGGTCGTCCTCGACTGGACCGATGGGTCGGCGTACTGGAATGCGATCTCCGATGTGGACGAACTCACCCCGCTCTATCCGAGTGTCCGGCAGATAGTGGACTTCGACTTGAACCCGGATGATGTGGCCTACGGAGAGGCCGACGAGTATGTGGACTATAGGCAGGTAATAGATATCGCCGGGACCTACTTCTACTCGGAGACTCTTTACGCCGAAGACTACAATCCGGTGCTGGAAGCCTCGATCCCCATGATTACCCTCTCCGCAACCGGGGGAGGGTACGCGACCCTTACGCTTCCCTCAATCACGATTTCCTTTACGGGACAGGGGGTTATTGTCGGGAACCTCTCCAAGAGCATCGGGAAGATCGAGGTCTCTGCAATAGGTTATCAGGAGGGCCTGGGAAGTCTCGATTCCGACATCCCCGCAGTCACCATCTCGGCTACCGGGACCATCCATCCGACCGGGACGCTCGAAAGGGAGATCCCCGCGATCTCTCTCGTCGCCACGATGTCCTCGGATATCCTGGGATCCCTCACGAAATCCGTGGGGGCGATCATCCTCGACGGGAACTGCTACTGGATGGGGTCAAACGACGGGGTCCTCACGATCCCCGCCGTGAGCCTTGTGTCCAGCGCCCGCGCAGCCACCATCATCGCCCTCTGCCTGAACACCAAGAACTTCGGGCTCACGAAGTACACGAGCTACGATTACAACAGTCTCTGTATCTTCAACGGGAAGCTCATAGGGACCAAGAGAACCGGGGTTTACGAACTTGAGGGCACGGATGATGACGGGGAAAGCATCTCCTGGAAGATTCGGACCCCCAAGCTCGACATGAAGACCCACAAGATGAGGTACGCCTGGTTGTCCGGGAAGGCCTCCGGGGATATCAAGCTCGTCGTCGAGACCCCCGACGGGACAAGATACGAATACGACGCCGAGCCTGTAGCAGAGGACGAGGACGAGATGAAGATCAAAGTCGGCAAAGGAATCGGGGGAAGATACCTGATTCTGGAGCTTATGAACGAGGGCGACCAGACGATCACCCTGGATAAGTGGCAGGTCTACGGAATGCCCGGAGACAGAAGATGAGCGAGATCACCGACAAGAAGCGGGGCTTTGTCACTCCACCGGGAAATCTTCTCTCCCAGGTCCAATCCTTGTCTTTCAACCGCCGGATGCGCGAAGAGCTCGGGGGCCTCGATATCACCCAGCTCAAGAGATTCTTCCAGGACGGGGAGACAATCATTAAGGGCCATGGGCTCTATGAGAAGGTCATCCCGACCCTAAAGGACGAAAAGAAGTATTCCCCAATAACCATTTATCAGCCCCCTTCGGAGATAGAATATAGGGATCTTGCACCGAAGACACTTCGTTATTGGAACAATGTCCCGACATACAGCCTGACCGAAGTTGCTGCATCAATGGCCGTATGCCTTCCCGCCCCCAAAAGAATCTTGAGCGCCGCCGAGGCCAGAGTATTCAGGATGATGGGAACAAAAAGGAAGGTGTTTGTCTTCCCCGGATCCGATGTGGATATATTCAATTATGTGATCGACCAGATGGGGTCTATTTTCGAGTTGATTCCGTTTTCTACACAGTCCTTGGTCGGTACTTCCGGAATCCTCCCCACCGGAGAACTGATTGGCATTCCAAACACAAAGAGAGGATGGTTGCGAGTACAGGATAAATACGCTGCACTTGCTGTGGCGAAGGACGCATTTGGCAGGGGGCTGGCATTTGAAAATATCATTTCTATATTTCCGACATTTGTTTATCCGAGAGGCAATGGGGGTGTCTATGAAACAGGTTATGTGTGGGATGAGGGGACAATAGCACTGACAGAGGCGCATTATGGCGGTTCGGCTTACGGATTCCAGAAAAACACAATTTATCCAACCGCTTATTCATATGATAACTGGCCAGGACTCTCGAAAGAACAGGTATTGGCATGGCTCAACAGCATTATATCCAATATGCCGTATATCAAGAAGTCGACGTCCGGGTATTCGCTAACGACAGACTCAAGAGGATGGGTAAACTTTCAGGACTATGCCCTCTATGATTGGATCTCTGCGACAATGGCTTATTACACGGGGGATCATATTCTTGTTTCCGGATTTACCCCATATTGGCTGACCGCAGGATACGATATAGATGATGATTCTTATTATTCTACAAAGCAGCTTTCCAGTTGGTGGGCATACGAAGAATGGGGAACCACCGATGTGCTCCATCAGTATTTCTACAATATGCCCCAGTATTTTCTGTACGACGACACATACATTCCGCCTATTCAGGGTTAGGAGGTTATCATGGGTTACGCACTTGATTTGGTCAGTCAGCAGTTCACCGACCTGAAGACATACGCGGACACAACCTACGACGCGGCGGTGTCGGCGGTGTCCTCCCTCAACAACGCCCTCGGGGACACTGCGATCGACACCACAAGGCCGGATCTCGACGCCATCGAGACCGCCCAGTCCTTTGATGTCGACCCCCTCATTCTGGAGACCATCAACGACATTGAGGACAAGGTGGACTCTCTCACGGACGACATCCCGGAGCCGGGGTCTGCCCCGACTGTGGCCCAATACAACCTCCCCACGGAACCGAGCATCGAGTGGCCCACGGTCCCCACGTTGTCGGATATCTCCATACCCGACTTCCAGGAAGATACCATCCGATCTTTGGAATCCGTCCTCCCGACGATCGACTTCGATGTCCCGGATCTTGAGAACGAGATCCGAACCGCCCTTTCGAGCGCGGTCACCGCCCCCGCCCTGTCGGACCTGGGGCTTGCGGAGGCTGTCCACAACAAGTTAAAGAGCAACATCGAGGACGGGGGGACCATGATCGACTCCTCCGTTGAAGACGACATCTGGAACCGTGACCTCGAAAGGCACGAGCAGACCCTCCAGGACATCGTCGACAAGGCCACGAGCCAGTGGGCGAAGCTGGGGTTCAGCCTCCCGGACGGGCTCCTGGCCTCGAACCTTCTGGCCATCAACAACGAATACGCCAACAAGAGGCTCGACAGGTCCCGGGAGATCGCCGTCAAGCAGGCCGAGCTGGAGCAGCAGGGGATGTTCAAGTCCCTCGAATTGGGGACAGGGTTCTCCAATATGTGGTTCGGGGTTCTGGAGGCCTACAAGAAGAGGGCCTTCGATCTCACCAAGATCACTGTGGACACCATGCTGGCCATCTACAAGGAAAGGGTGAATCAGTTCAACCTTAAACTCGAATCCTTCAAGGCCGATCTTCTGGCCTGGAAGACCGGGATCGAAAGGGAGATGCTCCGGGCCGAGGTCTACAAGGCGAGGATCGCTGGCCTCCAGTTGGTCGTGAGTATTGACGAGTCCAAGGTCAAGATCTACCAGTCCCGCATTGCCGCCGTGTCCGAACTCGTCAAGGTGTGGGACACCCAGATCCGGGCGGTGGCCACGATGTACGATGTCGAGAAGACGAAGCTCGAAGCCTACAAGACCGAGGTCGAGGCCTACGCCACGAGGATTGATTCGGCCACCAAGAAGTACGCCGCCTCCATGGAGGGGGTCAAGGCGATCATCCAGGGGTGGGCCGCCTCTGCGGATGCAAAAGTGAAACTGATTGAGATTAAGGCGAAAGCTGATATGTTTGAAGGGGACGCCGAACTAAAGCAATGGGAGATCGAACTCAAGACCAAGGAGCAGGAGCTGGCTCTGAGGCTTGAGGGGTTGAGGGCGGTGGCGCAGCTCACAAGCAACATCGCCGCAGGAGCCCTGTCTGCGGTCCATGCGAGCGCACAGGCCGGGTACAGCACACAAATGTCGTACAGTTACCAGGAATAAGGAGGTCACCATGCCAGGAGACTATGACGGAACGATGAATCAATTCAAACCGGCGGCGGGGGTTCAGTTGTCCCCGGACCTCCAGAAGATCATCAGCCAGATCTCGAATACCATCGTGAGCCCCGGGAGGAAGATCGCCGCCCTCGCTGATGTGGGCAGGACAATCGGGGGGATCCAGCAGCAGGGGATGCAGGACACCTCCTCGATGGCAAGGCTGGGGGTCCAGCAGACTGGAGAGGACAAGCGGCTGGGGATCTCGGAGGCCGGGGCGACGCAGAGGGCGAACATAACGACACAACCGAGCCTCATCACCTCGACGGCACAGACAACTCCCATACCCGGGACCGCGCAGATCCTCGCGGAAGCGAAGAAGCGAGTGACGGGCGATACCCCGGAGATGGGGGTAGGGGGCAAGAAGTTCGATCTCGATGCCTGGAAAGAAGACAGCATGCAATGGTTTAGGTAATTTAACAGGAGGTCGCCATGGCTGGCAAAGACGATAATAAAAACGCATATGAGGAAATGAGCAAGGCGGCGGCAAATGCCGTGAAGTATGTGGGCACACAGGTCTTGCCGTCACTCGCTATCGCCCCTGCTGTCGCGGCAAAGAAGTTTGCTGATCTTCCCGGCGGGGAAGCCGGGATACTGACAGAGGCGGGCTTGTCGTATCCGACAAAGGGGGTAGGTGTTCAGCCGAAAATTGCCCCGAAACTTGCCCCTCAGATCGTTGCTACGCCCCAACCGGGGGGCGTTTCCCCGAGTCCAGCCAGTCCGGCCTCCAGGCCTTCAGTCGTACCGACCGGAAATGTGACAGAGAAGCCTGTCCGCAAGGCCATCCACGAGCTGTATGGAAGCCCGAGAGAGGCGCTTCTCGCCATGCCCGACGAAGAATACAAAGGGTTTGTTGACCGGAATCGAATCCCTGGAATAGGGTATACTGAATCAGGCGGCAGGCTGGAGCGGGTTCTGCCCCCGAGGCCCAACCCGCAAGCGGAAGCTGGTTTTGGGGTACAGGATCTCAGCCCGATTCAGATTCAAGCCTACAACACGGTCCTTGACACCCTGGCAAAGGGCAGGGCGGCTGACATCTCCGAGCAACGGCTCGGTGTCGAATCCAAGAGAGCGGAGGCCCTTGAAAAGAGGTACGCCTCCCTGGATGAATCCTCCAAGAGGTCCCAGGACAGGGCCGACAGGACATTTGAGGAAATCAAGCTGCGGGAACTCGAAGAGAAGGGACTTTCGAGGGAAGAAAAGGCCATGGGCGAAACCATCAAGGCCTACTCTCCGAAGATGAAGGTCAAAAGATATACTCCGGACGGGGGAGAGGAAGAGGTTGTTGTCGCCAACACCGATATCGGTGAAATTAAATATGTTCTCGGCGGACACAAGATTCCCAAGGGCCAGGAAGCCTGGGCCGAAGCTGTCCTTGAAAGAGCAAAACCGTATGCTGCCGAGTTTGACAGACAGTTCCTTTTGAAGTATCCAACTGGGGTCAGCACATCCGGCAGGAAGATCACAGACATTCCCATCCGTGAGAAGGTGGAGGCGATGTTCGCTGCGGAAGGTAACAAAAAAGAGACCAAGAAATAGGTGGGACTATGGCTGAGGACTACACCTGGTTACAACCTTTACGCCCCGAAACCGAAGAAGAGGCCCCACCCGAAGCGTCGTCGCTGTTTCGCCGTGGGGTTGTGGACCCCCTGGTCGGACTGGCCAAGGGAACCATCGTCGGAATCCCGGAAACAGTAATAGGGCTGGCGAACATCCCCACCCTGGGGTATGCGGGGAAGGCAGTCGAAGCGGGAATGAGGGGCGTCGGCTTGAGGACCCTTCCCGAAATGGAAGAGGCCATGACAGGCCTCCTCACCCCGGAGACCAGACAGGCCCAGAAAGAGGTCCAGGAAACAAAGGGATTTTTCCCAACCGTTGGTGCGGCTCTGCAAAGACCGTCCACAATAGCCCAAGTCGTAGCGGAGTCCATTCCCTCCATGGCTGTCGGGGCAAGAGTGGCTGGAGCTGCGCTTGGTGTTGGAGCGCAGGGCATCTCCAAGGCCGAAAGGCTGCGGAGAGGGATAATGGCCGGTGGCATTGGTGAGGGCGCTATCACCGCAGGCCAGAACATCGAGAGCATTCGTCAGCAGACGGAAGAAGGGGTCCTTACTCCGGAGCAGGTGGCCATCGGCGCGGTATCCGGGGCGCTTACCGGGGCCATCGGTATGGCGAGCGGGAAGTTCGCTAAGTGGCTTAAACTCGAAGACTTTGACACTCTGCTCACCGGGGCTCGAAGCGGGGTTGTCGGCGGTGACGCCAAGAATGTCTTCAAGAAGATCATTGTCAATGCGTTCCGGGAAGGTGTCATTGAAGAGCTTCCGCAGTCCCTCCAGGAACAGATTGCAGAAAATATCGCCCTCGGAAAGCCCATTGACGACAACGTCATGGAACAGGGCGCTATGGGGATGCTGGCCGGGTTCGCCCAAGGTGCCGGAGCACAAATTGCCGGGGATCTCCTTGATAGGGTGAAACGCAAAGACCCCGTAGACGAAGCCATCGACAAGATGATCGCTGAGACAGATCCCGAGATGGCGGCAATGGTCAATCCCCCCGTGATCCCAGAGACCCCTAAAGCGCCTGCGGCACCTGCCCCGGAGGCGGTTCCCCCGGCGGCCCCGATTCAGGAAGCTCCGGTGGCTCTCGTTGCCCCGGAGGCTCCGGCAAAAACCCCTGTTGAGACAGTCCCCGTTACCCAGGAGGCTGAAGCTCCCGCCCCTGAAGCAATTACCCCAGTGGAGCAGCCAGCGGAGGGACAGGTGTCCCCTCCAGCAGAAGTTCCCCCCGTAGAGGACCAGGTGACAAGGGACGCCGCCGCAACCCATCCCGCAGAGTACACAAAGGGCCGGGAGGACATTGCCAAAGTTATCGCCTCCAGTGGAGTGGAAACTGCCGCAGCCCAGATAGACGCCTACAAGAAGGGAGTCCAGAACTGGATCGCCCAGAACGGGGAGCCCAACGAGAAGGTCAAGGGTACGATCGCCATGATCAAGGGGATGGAGGATGCCCTTGTATCCCCCGCTACGATCGCAGAACAGCCCGCAGGAGAGACTTTGGCCCCCAAGACGGCCACTGCCCCGTCCGAAACACCGATCGCTCCTGGGGCAGAAATCGCCCCCCAAGAGGCCGTGAGCAAGGAAATTCCTCCCCAGGAGGCACGAACGCCTGCCGAGACGGCTGTGGGTATGGCCCCGGAGGAGAAAGCTGTTCCTGAGGCAAAAACAGCCCTTGAGCAGGCTGTTCCCGAAATACCGGCGCTCCTCCAGAAGTCAGATGAACACTACGCCCGGGCCAAGGCGCTGATGAATTCCACCGACCCCAAGGACCAGGCCCTTGCCCAACAGGAGCTTGCCGCCGGGGCGAAGACATTTGCCCAATGGCGGAAAGAGAACCCCAATACCCCTGACCCCAGGGAGGGACAGGGAACCCAGATGGTCCGGGAGAAAATCTCTCAGGCCAAGACACTCAAGGCGACCCTGAAGGCAAACCAGGAGGGCGTGGATAAACAGCTTAAGGAGAAGGTTATCACTCCTGAGGTTCACGACGCCGTCTCAAAGATCAACAAGAAGCTGGAGCGGCTCAAGTTAAATGTACCCGTCCGGTACGCCAAGGCGGCGACCCGTACAGATGAAGGGGACAGCATCGTCATTGATGCGAACACCAAAGAGGGGGCCCAGGTCCTCAGAAAGCAGGGCTGGTCCGAGGACAGGATCAATAAAGCAAAGGAGGTTGGATATGTCGCAAGAATTTCCGCGGAAACAGTACGTCACGAGGACAGTCCTGGTGGACCCGTCCGGCAAGAGGTTATTCTCTACGACCAAAGTGAGTCCGTGGATGCCAGACACGAAGCCATCCACGTCCTTGTCGGAGCAGGAATCCTCGACCCCGGCCCCGCCCCCCGAGGAGTAACCGAGAGAGCCCACGAAGAGAGGTTCGTGGACCAGGTCCTGAAGGACATCGAATCAGGGAAGGTGGACTTTGAAACCCTCGGAGAGGCTCAGGCTCAGGCCAAGCCCAAAACATCCACAAAGGCAAAAGAGAGCCTCAAAAGGATTCGCCTTGAAGCGAAGCGATCTCTTGAAGTAGAGGCCAATATCACGACAGTCTCCAGCGAGGAGAAGATCGCAAAGAGGCTTGCAGCCGGGGATAGATATCTTGCCGCAATCGACAGGAAGATTCTGGATCTTAATAATAGGGGTTCGGAACTTCTGGCAACGGATCAAGAGGGCGCACAAAAGCTATTCTCGCAAGCCATCAGGCTCCAGAAACAGGTTCTTGGCGACCAGTTCTCCCAGATCGAGGGATTAACGGACCTCGTTTTCAAGGAAGGACATGGAAGATATGAGGGGGGCGGTGAAGCAACTCTTGTTATCCAGGCAAAAGTTCCCGAAGAAAAGACAGGATTATTTAAGGCCATCCTTGCGAGAGAGGGAATAACCCATGACCAAAATGCGGTCTATGTCTCTTACAACATTGACGTAACAGAGCCGGAAGGATGGGACCAGAGCCAGTATCCGAGCACAATCTTTTATTTTGAAAAACGCTTGACACCGCGAGAATCAGAGCTTATCATACAACTAATGACGGAGAGTGGGATCGGAGGATCGACCTATCTCCCCGCCGACATGACCTTAACACTCAAGCACATAAAGGAGTATGACCCGGAAGCGGTAGAATGGGAGAAAAAGATAGATTCCTTCATCGACAAGATGAAGGCGAGCGGAATTCAGCATAGGCATTCTCGAATATGGCAGAAGATCGACGACATCAGGAGGGATGATTATGAAGGGCTCGTCAGAAAACACGCGGCCGAAATCGCACATACAATCGCTCGTGGACGCATTCGACAAGAGGCACGCGGATACCCTGATGTCCCCGGAGGAGAGGGACGCCCTCTTCAAGAAGCTGGGGATTACTATGGGCGGGGTGGAGGTTACATTCGAGAAGCGGCCTCCACAGGACCCGGACCTGGGAGATCTGTCGGAAAGCCGTCAGGATTATCTGAGAAGGATATACGGGAAGGCCGCTACTCCGTCCAAATAAGCAAGCAGGAAGCCCTCAAGAAGAAGATCATCCTTAAGAAGGACCCGTCCGCAGGTTCGCCTGTTGACTTCAAGAACAAAGATGTAATTCTCACCCACTGGTCCAAAGAACCCAACCTCACCAAAACCGACCCAGAGAAGCACGGGACCGGATATTCGGGAGCCGAAAGGAAATCCAAGGACGCATACCCCAATCTGTGGATTCAGAAGACCTACGCCGGGTACGGAACTTACGAAGCCGAGGAGGGGCTTGGTCCCCACAGGTACCAAATAGACATCAAGGGGAATGACCTTTACGACATCTGGGAAGACCCGCTTAAGCTGGACCCTTCTGCCGATGAAGTGCGGAAGATGGGGTACTACACCGCCGCTGCACAACATCTTATCCATGAGCAGAGAATCAGGCAGCTTGGGTTTAAGGGTTTTGTCTCAACCCCCCATAATGTGGCAGCAATCTACGAGCCGGTCTCTGTCCAGAAGGTAGAGCCCGCAACAGAGACCCTCCCCCAGAAGGAATCAAGGTACTCAGTATCCCCGGAACAGGGTAAGGGCACCGTGGGAGATAAACAGGCTGAATATGCCGAGAAGTTCAAAGGCGATTATCAGTTTGACCCCGAAACGCAGGTACTAATTGGCTCAAGATATCCAACAGTCGTACCTCGTTATTTCTACCATCGCCCCCCGAGCGAATTGAAAGAAGGGATTAAGGCATACAAAAACCGGAACGCCGATGGATCTTCAGAATACATCGACAAGGCATTTGGTGCCCCAGCGTCTGACAATATTGTGTGGCTTTCCCGGCAACCAGATTATGGAAAAACATCAAGTCTCAGGATAGACCTTGCCCAGCTCGATCCAGCAAACTTACGAGACACCGGACAGGCAGAGGGGAATATATGGCATAGAGGGGATATCCCTGAAAGTGCCATTGTCCGTCAATCCCCGGAACAGGGTAAGGGGGACGCGGCCTACCTCAAAGCCGTAAAATCCGGGGACATGGAGACCGCCCAGAAGATGGTGGATGAGGCGGCGAGGGAGGCGGGGTATAAGATTGGGCCAGTGTATCACGGAGCAGGCGAGAAGTTTAATCAATTTGATACAAGGGGAGGAGGGTGGTTTATTTCCTCGAAAAAAGAGGCCGCAGAATATGGGAATGGGGAAGACATTGTCTCTGCGTATCTGTCCATGAAAAACCCCCTCACGATGACACATAAAGAGAATGCGACTTATGGGGCTGAGCTTGCAGAACGCAAGGCGAGGAGGCTCGGAAACGATGGGGTTATCATTCCTGCAAACAAAGAATTTGCGGAAGAAAACGTCTATACCGAGGCAGAGCATGATGTCTATGTTGCGCTATCCCCCGAGCAGATCAAATCCGCCGACCCCGTCACCTACGACGACCAGGGCAACGTCATCCCCCTGAGTGAGAGGTTCAACGAAAAGAGCCCGGACGTAAGGTATTCCATCAAGACCACCCTCAGCAACGCCATCGCCTACATGACCGGGAAGTCCCAGACCCCCGTCTCAAGCACCACCCAGAGCGCCTCGTGGGACACCCCCCAGAAAACGAAGATGAGCGACATGGTTTACAGCATCTTCGACAAGCAGATTGACATGAGGGAGGTCGTAAAGAACATAAAGGCCTATCTTGGGTCCATCAAGGAGGACATCGACCCCTCCCAGAAAGAAACCCTCTTCCATGGAAGGGTAGCCACAAAGTCCGAAGACTTCATTAGAGACGAGTTCCACCCTTTAATAGAGGATATGGCCGCCAAGAAGGTCGACCTTGAGGAGTTCGAGACCTACCTCTGGAACAGGCACGCCGAGGAGGCCAATAACTATGTGGCCTCAATAAACCAGAACATGCCCGACAAGGGGTCCGGGATTGCCACCCAGGACGCAAGGGATTACCTCGCCGCCCTTGACCCCAAGAAGCGGATGGTCTACGCGGCCCTCGCCAAGAGGGTTGACGCCATCCTCGAAAAGAACGCCCAGATCCTCCTTGATGAAGGATTGGAGTCCAAGAGCACCATAGACCGCTGGAAAAAGGCCTACAGGCACTACGTACCCCTCTTCCGGGAAGATCTTGAGGGGAGGCTGGGTACCGGGACAGGGTTCTCGGTGACCGGTGCCTCCAGCAAGGGCAGGCACGGCTCCACGAGGCCCGTTGCCAATATCCTGGCCAACATAGCCGAACAGAGGGACAGGTATATTGTGAGGTCCGAGAAGAACCGGATCGCCAAAGCCCTCTATGGGCTGGCCAAGCTCAATCCCAACGAGGAGTTCTGGAGACTCGCACGCCCCACGATCGAGACCCACACCGACATCGACACCGGGCTCACGGTGAAGATCGCCGGACTCGGCTACAAACAGAGAGACAACGTGGTCATGCACCGCGAGATCGACCCCAAGACCAAAGAGGTCGTCGAGAAAGGGGTCGAGTTCAACGACCGCAACGAGCGTGCCCTGAGAATGGCCCACGCCATCAGAAACATCGACATGGACCGGCTGGGTGAGATCCTGGGGATCTCCGCAAAGATCACCCGGTACATCAGCTCTATTAACACGCAATACAACCCCGTGTTCGGTGTGGTCAACTTCATCAGGGACGTGGGGACCGCCATGCTGAACCTCTCCACGACCCCCATCAGCGGGAAACAAAAAGAGGTCGCCCAGAACTCACTCCCTGCCCTGAGGGCCATCTTCTCCTCCCTGAGAGGAGGGACCACCAAGTCCGCGTGGGGTGATCTCTGGAGGGAGTTCCAGGAGAGGGGCGGGAGGACCGGGTACAGGGATCTCTTCAGGACCCCCACCGCGAGAACAGAAGAAATAGAGAAAGAAATCAAGGGTCTTACCAGGGGGCAGGCCATGAAGAAGGGGAGAGTCCTGTTTGATCTTCTCTCCCACTACAACACCGCAATGGAGAACGCTGTCCGGCTCTCGGCCTACAAGGCGGGGATTGATTCCGGGATGACCAAGGACGCCGCCGCCGTAATGGCGAAGGAGCTCACGGTCAACTTCAACCGCAAGGGCCAGATCGCTACCCAGGCAGGGGCAATGTACGCCTTCTTCAACGCTTCCGCTCAGGGTATCTCAAGGATGTACCAGACCCTCGCGGGGCCTGCCGGAAAGAAGATCATCTACGGGGGGATCACGGTCGGGGTTCTCCAGGCGGCCCTTCTTGCGGCGGCAGGGTTCGATGATGACGAGCCCCCACAATTCGTTAGGGAGAGAAACCTCGTCATCCCCACGGGGGGGAAGAGTTATATCACCATCCCCTTCCCTCTGGGGTTCCACTTCCTCCCGAACTTCGGAAGGATCGTTTCCGAGTGGGCTCTGTCGGGATTCGATAAGCCCCTCGACAGGCTCGGGGACTATGCCGGGGTCCTTGCGGAAGCCTTCAACCCTCTCGGGTCTTCGGGGGTCTCGTTGCAGACCATCACCCCCACCCCCATCGACCCGCTGGTGGCTCTGGCGGAGAACAAGGACTGGACCGGGAAGCCGATCGCCCGACAGGACTATAGCCAGCTCTCCCCCACTCCGGGGTTCACAAGGGCCAAGGACTCCGCAACGGTCTTCGGGAAGGCGTTTTCCTGGGCGCTCAACATGCTCTCCGGGGGGACCAAGTACAAACCCGGCCTCTTCAGCCCCACCCCGGACCAGATAGACTACCTCGGGGGCCAGCTCCTTGGGGGCGTGGGGAGGGAACTCGGGAAGGCGGAACAATTTATTACCGGGGCCGTCACCGGGGAGGAAGTGCCCACCTACAAGATCCCCCTCGCGGGGAGGTTCTTCGGGACCACCGAGGGATCCACCCAGGAGAGGTCGAGGTTCTTCACCAACATCAAGGAGATGAACAAGCACGAGAACGAGATCAAGGGAAGGATGAAATCCGGCCAGCCCATTTCCGGGTACTTCAAAGACAACCCTGAGGCGAGGATTTGGAGGGCCGCCAACGCCGTCGAGAACAGCATCTCAAGGCTCAACCAGCAGAAGCGTGCCCTCAAGGAAAGAGGGGCCTCCAAGGTCTCTATGGAGACCTTGGACAAGCTCATCTACTCCAAGATGAAGAACTTCAACGAGCGCTACGAGGCCCTCAGATGACCCCGTTGTAGAGCCTCCCGTCCCCCACCTTCCGCATGATCTTGTGGACGAGGCTCTTGAAGTTGCCGTGGGTTAATTCCTCCACCTTAGGGAGGTACCTCGCCTCCACACACAGGGCGAACACCTTTTGGAGGCACTCAAGCTGCTCCTTGTGTTCTTTGGGGATGTTCAGAAAGCTGGTGTCGAAGAAAGATTCCGTGATGTCCGAGTAGTCCCCCGTGTAAAACCCTTTCTCCTTGCAGTAGTCCCCCAGATTCGTCCCGGGGTACGGGGAGAAGATCGAGCACCATCCGTAGGCCGGTTGGCAGAGGACGTTGACCTCAAGGGTCTCAAGGTCCTCCTCTATCGTGGCCGTGGGGAGCCCGATCATGTTCTGGATCATGAGCCTTATGTTCCACTTCTTGAGGAACCTCGCTGCCTCACGGGCGCTCTCCAGGGTTACATCCGTCCTATTAAGGAGTTTTCTGAGCCTCGTGCTTGCGGCCTCAAGGGCTATCCTGACGCTGAAGCACCCGGCGTCGTGGAGCAGGAGAACCCTCTCCTCGGTGACCTGGCTGGGCCTGAGGTGGCAGTGAAAGGGGATGTTGACCCTCGATCGGTACTTCGGGGAGAACTCCTTGAGCCATTTCATCGAGGTTCCGAAGCAGGAATCCTGAAAGTAAACGAATTCCATCCCTTCGATGTCGCAGATTTCCTCTATTACGCTCTTAACGCTTCTGAGTCTTACCCTTGGAATCTCGGGGAACATCTTGGCCCATCTGTCAGAATAGCAATAATTACAAGCACCTGGACAACCCCGGGAAGCGATGAAGTCCCTGATCTTCATGTTCGGGAAGTCCGTCCTGTCCGGGTACGGGATCGAGTCGAGGTTCGGGTACTTAGCCGGGGACCCCAGAAGCTCCGCAAAACCTTGCTCCGCTTCGCCCTTGAAAACAATGTTGAAGTCATCTCCGAAGTCCTCCGGGAAGAAGGTTGCATGGGGGCCTCCGGCGATAATGACCGGGGGGTTATTCCTCGTTTTGATCTCACGGGCGATATCTTTGACCATCACCTGATTGCCTGTCATCACCGAGAACCCGACGATGTCCGGCTTCCATTTCTTCTCCTCTGCCAGGACATCCTTGAACTCGACGATCCTGCACTCATGTCCCGCCTGTTTCGCCACCGCAGAGAGATACATCGGACCCAGAGTCTCCATCTTTTTGGACTTCACCGCCAGCAGGACTCTCATTGTTCCTCCTCAGGAAATAGAATCGAAAACCCTTCTCGAAGACTTTGTTCGTTGATTATGGAGAGCGGCTTTAATCTGATGCTCTTCTGGTAGACCGAGACAACCTTGCCGGAACAAATGATGTATTCCGCCTTGCATGACCTGCACGCCACCTGGATCCCGTCTATGGTCTCCCGGAGGGTCGTGTTGATGTTTCCACTCAAGTGGAGAGTCTCGTCGGACTCTATGTCTTCACTCCCGCAGAAGTGGCACCTCATTGGACGACCTTTATCCCGGTGATTTCAGACATTCTTTCGTCAATGAACCGGTGGATCTCGCAGCAGCATTTCCCCTCGCTGTTGATTTGGGCCGACCCCACCCAGGCATAGGGGATCATGTCGTTCTGGGCGGGCCTCATCAGGTATATGAAGAACCCGTTGAGCTGCGGCGCTCTCTCGTCCGTGTGCTCGGTCATCAGAATACCGAGGGAGTTCATCTGGTCCGGAATGTCATCCCGGGTGACATCAACCCCTAATGTCTTAAGGACAGAGTCTATCCCCGCCTCAAGGACCTCGACGGCCTTGTGGGCCGGGGAGTCCTTGACTTGGACCTTCTTGAGCATCCGGGCGCACAGCTCATCCTCGGATACCTCAAACCACGCTTTCTCGACCTTGTCGCTCATAGCACCTCCAAACGCGGGATTGCCGTTACGAATTTCGCTTTCCATTTCCGAATGTAGGATAACTGTTCCATGATCTCCTCTTTGAGGTTCCAAGGGAGTATGAGGACATATTCCGGGAGAGTGCACTTTATGCGGCTTTCCCCGAGAACCGGGATATGGCTTCCCGGGAGATATTTCCCCTGCTTGTGGGGGGATTTGTCCACCACGGAATGGATAAGGTCCCTGTTGATCCGGCAGTAGTTAAGGAGGGTGTTCCCTTTGGCCGGGGCTCCATAGGCAACAATCTCTGCCCCGTTTGTAACCAGAAACCTCAGAAGATCACGGCGGATGTTTTCGGCCCTGTGCTGTAAAAACTTAGCCCTGGCCAAAGTGTCCGATTCCTTCCTGAGGACCCTTTTTATGTTCTTTAAGGGTTTCCTCTCCCCCTCGTGGCAGGCGTAGATTCTAAGGCTTCCCCCGTGTTCCGGGATCTCGTCGACATCGAACACCGTCAGCCTATGTTTCTTGAAGATCTTCATGATGATATCGAGGCTGAAGTAGTTGTAGTGCTCATGATAGATCGTGTCGAACTGGTTGTATCTCACGAGGTTCATCAGGTGCGGGAACTCGGCGGTGATAATCCCTTCAGGGGCGAGGGCGATCTTCATCCCCTCCACGAAGTCGTTGATGTCCGGCTGATGGGCGATGGTATTGATAGAGCAGATGAGGTCGGCCACAGGGAATAAATTGCCCTCAATGCCAACAAAATCACAACCAAAGAACCGCTTTACCGTGTTTATCCCCTTTGATTCTGCGATGGAAGCGGGTCCTTCCGCAGGCTCAAAACCGAGCACCCCGCACCCCATCTGCTTGAACCATTGAAGCATATACCCGTCATTGCTTCCGATCTCCACGACACGCTTGATGTGCGGGAATCTCTCAAGGATCATCTCCGCAAACTCTTTCGCATGGGACACATTTGAAGGGGACTGAGAGGAGAAATAGGGGTAGTCCTCCCTGAAGATCTCGGAGGCCTTCTTCATCTCCGGAATCTGGACCAGCCCGCAGGCACAAACATAGACCTTCAGCGGGTAGTAGATTTCCGGCTCCTCCAGTTGCTCCTTCGTCAGGAATGAGTTGGCCGGGGGCTGGTGGCCAAGGTCTATGAAGACATCCCTTAATGTCTTGTGGCAGAACCTGCACTTCATATTATCGCCTCCAATAGATCAAGTTTCCCTTGGTAATCGTCAATATCATCGTCCGTGGCAATGATTCCATGCTCGTAATAGGCCCGGTACCAATCTATCGTCGTTTCCACCGCTTCCTCCATGGTCCTGATGGGCCTCCACCCGAGGAGCTTTCTGGACTCCGTGGAGTCAATCTTCAGGAGATATTGCATATGCGGGTGGGTGGGGGTGTTGTCTACTTCCCATTGGATCTTGGGCCACACACTTCTGGCTGTCCGGAGGACCTCAAGGACGCTCATTTCCCCGTCCGGGCCGAAGTTCCATGCCCGGTTGACATCCTGTCCCATTAAGATCTTCTCCCCCAGGATGAGATACCCGGACAGCGCCTCCATCACATGCTGGAAAGGCCTCGTGGCGTTTGGGGTGTGGACGATGACCGTCTCTCCTTTGGACGTTGCCCTCACGATATCGGGGATGAGCCTCTTGTAACTCCAATCTCCCCCACCGATCACATTCCCGGCCCTTGCGGTAGCGATGTTCATCCCGAATGACTCCCTGTAACACCTTATCACCTGTTCCACGCAGACCTTTGAGGCCGAATACGGGTCCACCCCTCCGAGTTCGTCTACCTCCCGGTATCCCCATGACCATTCCTTGTTCTCATAGATCTTGTCGGTGCTGATCACGACGACCCCTTTGACGCTGGGCGTCTTCCGGCAGGCCTCAAGGATGTTCACCGCCCCCATGACATTGTTCTCGAAAGTCTCCCGGGGTTCCGTAAAGGTCCGGGCGACGATGGCACGAGCGGCGAGATGGATCACAAGGTCGGGCCTATCGAAGCCTAACACCTTACCGAGCAATCCGAAGTTCAGAAGATCCTGCCCCGGCATTAAATGAAGATCGGGAAGGTCATTTGACTTATAATTTATCGGATTCCCGAGGAGCTCGTGGTGATTGGGAACAGTATTTGGCATGTGTCCGTACCCAGTAACCTCTGCCCCCAGCCTCTTGAGCCAATGGCAAAGCCAGCTACCTTTATATCCCGCGTGGCCGGTAACCAAGACCTTCTTCCCTCTGTAGATTTCAAACATCACACTGCTCCTTTCATTACCCTTAGCCGTCGGCCGTCCACCGTTCCTTTCCAGTAATCCTCAACCTCAAATCCAAGGGCCTTTAGGATCTCGATCAGCTGCTCTACCGTGACAGTTTGCCCGGAAATAATGACTGCCCGCTGCTGATGCGCTTCCTTGCGGGGCTCCGGGTGCCCTGGTATGTCAAAATCCGGTGTCATCATCCCCCCCTTGCGTCAAGATAGATCTTGTCCATGCTCGATAGGAGCACCTGGCAGTTCTTGCAGCAGCCTATGTCGGTGATCCTCCCTTCCAGCATCATATTTCTGAACCTCTGGAACTTGAAGTTGTTGTAGATCTTCATGGGGTCGGTCTTGAAGACGTTCCCCCGGACCCTCATGTCCCCGCAGCAGAGGATCACATCCCCGTTGATGAAGAGGAGCATCCGGTTCAAAAGGTCCGGGCAGATCTGTTTTGTCTCCCCGAAGGCGGCGATCCTATTGAGCCTCTCCTGGCGCTTCTCCTCGACCTCGGTTCCCCAGACATCGTAACAGGCCACCTGGTCCCCGAACTTTTTTGAGAGCACTCCCCTCCAGATCTCGCTGTATTCAGGCCACTCCTCCCTGTTGATATCCTGGCGGATCATCCTCATGATGATCTTGGTATTTCCGCAAGAGTTCCTCAGGTTGATAAACCTGACGATATTCTCCATGACCTTGCCGTAATCCACCTTCCTGATCTTTTCGTGAGACTCTTTGAACCCGTCCACCGAAAAAATGATCGTGTCGAGTCCGGCCGCCATAAGATGGTGAGCCATGCGTGCGTCCACATGAGTGGCGTTTGTGGCGAACCCCACCCCCTTGAACCCCCGGGCCTTTGCCTCCCGTACCTTGGTGATGATCGTGGGGTCCAAAAGTGTCTCCCCCAGCCCCTGGAGGTTGAGGTACTTGAGCCTGTCCACATAGGGCTCGAAAGCCTCCAGGATCCTTATGAAGTCCTTCACGCTCATCACCCCCTTCCGGGGGGACTCCTTGATGTTGCACATGACGCAGTTGGCGCTGCACTTCCCGGCGAGGGTCTCGATCTGTAGATACTCTGGGAAATAAATCATAGTGGTAACACCTCCTGAGCCAACAATGGCTGCACCGCATCAATCCTGCGCTCAGACATGGAACAGTAATCCGGGTTCAGCTCAATCCCGATGTATTTCCTTCCCAACTTCTCCGCTACCACGCCCGTGGTCCCCGCCCCGGAGAATGGGTCAAGGATGGTATCCCCCGGCTTGCTCCCCGCCTTTATGCAGATTTCCGGTATCTCCGGTGGGAAAGTGGCAAAGTGATCGCAAGTAATGACTTGACAGGTGCATTTCGCTGTGGTAGAGATGTCACATGGCAAATCCGAATCAACGATTAGGGAAGGTTGTTTCTTGTCAGGTATGTGGCAAGGAATTTTACCGGAAACTTTATCACATGAAGCTATCTGAGAAGTGCTTCTGTGGTTTTGCTTGCTATGCAAAATGGCAATCTCTGAACTGTCGGGGTTCAAACAATCCAAACTATCAGCCGGACGCATGGCGGGAATACGACTGTTTTTGGTGTCAAAAGAAGTTTCGCCGACGGTTTCTTGACCATCAAAGGAATGTGTCTCGAACAGGCCGGGCGTTCTGCTCCCGTCTATGCTGGCAGGAATACGCCCATTATGCCCTTCAAAAGATTTCATATCATTGGAGTTCAAAGGCATGGAATCGCTCTCGTTTGAAGGTTCTGAAACGAGACAATTATCTTTGTCAGGATTGCGGATCAAATCAGGACTTGATTGCCCATCATCTAATCCCATTCGCAACTTTGCTCGGTTCTCCAGATGCCCATGAACTGGACAATCTTTTGACAGTTTGTAGGGCTTGCCATCGCCGCCGACATAATCAGACATCATCTTAGCCCCATTGAAGGGCTTTGTGGTTATCGTCCAGACGGAACGGCGGTTACGGGTGTTGAGTGGTTCGGCCTGCATGCTCTGGCCGCCTGGAATTGATGATCGGTGGCGGCTTTCAATGTCTGATCGTAACTCTTTCCGGTCCGGCCCGACGTTCGGATGGTTCAGGAGATTCTTCCCGTCGTCAAACTTCGATCCTTTCCGCGAATCAGCCCGCCGCGTGAACCCCTGCCCATAAGGTGACGCGATACTCTCTGGGCTGTTGGGGATCCCATAAGCGGCCGGTTCCTTCACCGCCTCCGCATCGTAGTAATACCTTGCCGATTTCGTCAGCAGGAAAATGTATTCATGCGCCTTCGTGCATCTGTCCGTCACGCTCTCCGGCATGGGGTTCGGCTTCGCCCAAATGATGTCCTGCCTTAACCACCAACCGTCCGCTTGAAGGGCGAAGGCGACACGCCACGGGATGCCTACGAGGTCTTTGGGCTTGAGGTCACCGCAGTCTTTTTGTGAACCGTTGTTGCCGATGTCACGCTTTGCCTTGGCTGTTCCAGCCCATAGTCCAGACTTCTGTGGTGAATGCCGCTTGTATGGCTTGCCTCTGGCTGAACCAACTCCCAACGAGTACGAGTCCCCCAAATTCAGCCACAGCACCCCGTCATCCCGCAGCACCCGGCGAACCTCTCGGAACACCGCAACCAGATTCGCAACGTATTCCTCCGGCGTCTTCTCCAAACCCAACTGACCAGCAACACCGTAATCCCGCAACCCCCAATACGGAGGCGAAGTCACGCAGCATTGAATCGTGTTCGCCCCCATACTTTTTAGCACCTCCTGACAATCCCCTGTAATTATCACCACACCTTCCATGGGGCTTTTCCCTCCTTCCATAACGACTGCAATCCGTCCAGGTCCTTTAATGTGTCGAGGCATCCCCAAAAGCCCTTGTGCTCATAGACCATCAATTCCCCCTTGTTGGCGAGAAGCTCCATGGGGCCGACCTCAAGGTCGCACCACTCATCCTCGCAGAGGTAATCGAAGATCCCTTGGGTGAACACAAAGAACCCCCCGTTTATCAGATCCCCTCCGAGGGGCTTCTCGGAGAACGAGATCACCTTCCCCCCGTCCCGGTGGATCTCCCCGAACCTCGGGGCCGGATGGATCCCGGTGACCGTGGCGATCTTCTTGTGGGACAGGTGGAACTCAAGCAACTCCTTCAGGTTGATGTCGGAGATCCCGTCCCCGTAGGTGCAGAAGAAGTTATCGCCTGTGACGTGCTTCTGGACCCTCTTGAGCCTCCCCCCTTTGAGGGTGGCCTCCCCGGTGTCTATCATCGAGACCCTCCAGGGGTCTATGTTCGAGTCCAGATACTCCGTTATGGGGACGCTTCCAATATAGAACCTGATGACATCCCGGTTGATGTAATCGAAGTTGTTGAAGTAGCTCTTAATGATCTCCTGCTTGTACCCGAGGGCCAGGACAAAGCTGTTGAACCCATAATGGGAGTAGATCTTCATGATGTGGTAGAGCATGGGCTTCCCCCCGATGGGGATCATCGGTTTGGGGATAAATTCGCTCATTTCTCTCAATCGAGTTCCGCTTCCACCGCATAGTATGACTGTTTTCATTCAGTCCTCCTAATAAGCCACCCTCCCTCAGCAGAGGTCAAAAGGGCCTGGGCCTCGATCTCCTGGTCGGCCTCGAACCCCGGGTTACCACTTAGAAACTCCCTCACCGCCGTCATGGGGTTGTTCCCCGGCCCCCACGGCTTGTCCCCGCAGTCCACATTCATGGTCTCGATGGTGGTGTCGAACACCACGATATAGGACCCCGCCGGGACGAGCCTCGAATAAAGGTTCAGCTCATTCAGCACATGCTCGTGCGTGTGGGAGGAGTCCAGAACCACGATCACCTTGTCTCCCCCCACAAGCGCCCTCACCTTTCCGTAAGTCTCCGGGGAGGTGCTGTCCCCCTCTATGAGATGGATCCTGTTCCAGAGGGGGCTTTCCATGAGGGCCTTGCGGTTGTGGTCCCTGATCTCGATGTCCACCCCTATAACCTGTCCCCACTCGATGCTCTCCATGACGGAGGCGTAGAACAGGAGGGATCCCCCGAATGCCACCCCGGTCTCGATGACGAAGTCCGGCTCGATCCTGCAAATGAGTTCCTGCATGGCGAACATGTCTGTGGGGAGCTGGAGGATGGGCTGGCCCATCCAGGTCCAGTTCTTGACATACTCGGTTTCGATTATAGCCTCGTAGAGCTTCTTTTTCCGATACTGGATGAACGTCGGAGAATCACCACTCAGCCTCTTTGTTCTTTCCTGGAGATACTCTTCTATCGGATTCATACATTTTCCTTTCGCAAAGGGAGAGGTAGTCTTGAGCCCACTTGTGGCCCTGAGATCGCTTCAGGACCTCCTTAAAACACTTCGCCGCTGTTTCGTAATCCCCGATCTTCATCCGGTAGTTGTTGTGGAAATTGAGCTCGATGTTCATGTTGTAGATCTTGTCGAACACCTCCCCGGGGTCGATGCCGGGGACCTTGATGAAGTAGCTCTCCCTGTCCGAGTAGGACCCGATCACCCTTTCCCCAATACCTGTCTTCTCGATGTAGCCCTTGTCGATGCACTCGTCATAGAGGGGGCTCCCTCTGAAGGGGACGACGGGGTTGAAGAAGCACCAGTCGAACCCGACATCGTTGATGAACAGGGACGTTTCCCTCCGGTGGGCGTCTGTCTCCCCGGGCATCCCCATGACGAAGAACCCGATGACGAAGATCCCGTTGTTCCGGAGGGCCTCGACGGCTGGTTTCACGCAGGCGAGGTTTATGGGCTTCCTCATTAACTTGTGAAGGACGTAGTCGGACCCGTTCTCCACCGCCAGGTAAATGGTGTCCATCCCGGCCTGCTTCATGAGCCCAGCCATCTCCTCGTCGATAAAGGTCACCGACAACCCGTTGGGGCACTCGATCCTAAGCTTGTAAGGGGCGAGTTTTCTAAAGAGTTCCTTGGCCCTCCCCATCCGTATTAAAAGCTGGTCGTCGTAAATTGTCAACGTATCCATCCCGTATTCTTTAACCATCCTGTCAACATGGGCGATGATCCTGTCCACGGAGGCGAACCTCATCTTCTGCCCGTGGATCTTTGCGTTAGCGCAGTAGGTGCACTCAAACGGACACCCCCTTGAGGTAACAAGGAAGAACTTGCTCCGGCGCTCGTCAGAGAACGGGGAGAAGGCCTCCTTCATCTTGTACCCATTGATGTCCACCAGCCCATAGTCCAGATCCACAACCTGGTCGAGGTCCTCAAGGTAGGAGATGGTTGGGGGATCGAGTTTGCCCTTTGTGACCCACGCAGGGTCCGAGAAGTTCCCGTGGGTGAGCAGGGACCTCATGGGAACCTCCCCCTCGGAGTAGCAGATCGCATCCAATAGGGGCTGGTCCTTCAGGATCTCCTTATAGGAGTAGGAGGCGGCGGCCCCGCCAAGAATCCGGATCGCATTGGGATCGACGCTCCACGACAGATCCAGCAACTGGTTAAGGAGCGGGTAGGAGTTGTCGAACATCATCGTGAACCCGATAATGTCCGGGCGGTACTCCCGGATATAAAGCTCCAATGTAATATCGGGGCAGTCGCGGTAGAAATTCAGGTCCAGTATCCTGAAGTCCGCGAGCCCCTTGTTGTAGGTGGCGATACTCAAGGCCCCATACGGGAAGGCGGCGTAGCTGTGAACCCTCGTTTCCGTTGACGGCCTCTCCACCACATACGGGAGGACTACAAAAAGAACCTTCTTTTTGGCCATCTCTCAAGGACCTCCTCTGCCCTCGAATCAAGATCGTCCTGCTGAAGGGTGATGACATCCGGGATCTTGCACCCGTTGCAGGCGTCGTAAAGTATCTGCCGGTTCCGCAGTTTCTTGAGCATCATCACGAGGAACTTATTCATCTCCTCGCTCTCCCACGCCTTCCTGATCGTGGTCTCCCTGACGTTCCCCAAATAAAGGGGGTCGTAATAGGAGCAGCAGGGCAAAATATCCCCCGAAGCCGTTATGTTGAGGTTATAGAACGGGTGGGGGCAGACAAGGACAGGGGGGTGGGGTTGCCGGAACTTGTTCTCCTCGTTTTCCCCCTCCTCGAAAATCGGGCAGATCTTCTCGACGTACATCCTGTCGCTGATGTTCTTGAAGATGGAGTAGAACTTCTCCTCGTCCCCCCCGACGGTCTTGACGTAGACCTCGCACCCCCTCTTGTTCTTGTACAGATAGGAGATGTTGCTCACGAACTTCCTGAAGTCCAGACTGACCCCCGAGACCTTCTTGTAGCCCTCTGCATTAAGGGCTTGTACGGAGATCTTGATGGCATCCACCCTCGCCCCCACAAGGAGGCCGGACACGAAAGGGCTCAAGAGGGAGCCGTTGGTCACCAGGGAAATCCTCTCGGCCACCTTCATCTTCTTCATGAAGGCGATCATCAGGGGGAGGTCCTTGTTCATGAGCGGCTCCCCCCACCCGGCTATGGTGATCTGCTTGATGGGGCTCGTGAAGTCCTGGAGCTGGTCGCAGATCATGAAAAAGGTGTCCCAGTCCATCATCGGCCCGATCTTGTGCTTGGACTTGATGCAGTACCCGCACCGGAAGTTGCAGACCTCGGACGGGGTGATCTGGATGGCCAGCGGCTGCACCAATGGGACCGTGTCCGCGAGGATCGTCCTGTTGTCGTCGTAGCTCGGCTTGATTTCGGACATCTCACCCCCTAATTAAAGTCGTACCCGGTTCCATTGCATCTCGGACATTTCTTCCCCTTCCGGATCTTCCAGAGGTGATCCATCCTCCTGATGAAGCACCTGGTCCACTTCTGGGCGTACCTGTTTCTGTCGTCCTCTGAGCCGTCCCCGGAATAGACGGCCCCGTGGAGCTTGTTCGCGTACTTCTCGGCGGCGGGGATCAGCCTGTTCCTTTCGGTTTCGTATTCGAGGTTTGTCATATTGCGTCCCTCTCCTTCTTCGGGGAATCCATCATTTCCTCAAATGTGGTGCTCCAAGCCTGGATCATGTAGTCCAACGAATAGAGCTTCGCCGCCCGCTCCCTCGCCCTTGCCCCCATTTTGAGCCTCACCTCCTTGTGGGCGGCAAGATACTGGACCCTGTGGACATATTCCTTTTCGTTCCGGGCAATGAACCCGTCCCACCCATCGGAGACAATGTACCTTTCGGGCAAGTTGTCCATCACCACCGGGGGGATCCCCGCCGCCATGGCCTCCCCCAGGACCTGTTCGCAGGTCCCGTAGTGGTCGTGCCTCAACGGGTACCCGAAGATATCCATGCCTTCAAGGTAGGGGGCGACATCATCCACCTTCCCGGTAAAAGTGATGGACCCGTTGAAAAACGAATCCGGCTGGTTGGCGATATTGTTCTCCCCGACAACCGTAAAGTGGATATCGGGGACTGCCGACGCGATCTCATGGACCATCGAGACAAATTCCCCATGGAGCTTTTTCCAGTCGACTGTACCCACATACCCCACATTGATCCCCTCATGGGGTTTGTTGACGATCTTCAGGAACCTATCCACCCCTCCCGTGGACCAGATCATCTGGTATTTCCCCCCACCGACCACAGGTGAGGTCACCACGAAGCGATCGGCGTAAGACGGCTCACTACCCAGGGGGAAGTTTTTGTGAGCCCACAGGGCCAACCTGCTGGCCGGGAGGGGCCTCTTAAGGAAGGCTTGGAGCATCGGATGGTCCCATAAATGGATTACCACGACATCCGACCCCTCGATGAGCTGGTCGACGGTGTCGAGGCTGCGGATCATCTCCCACCCCAGGCCGATCTTGTTCTTTACCAGAAAAGAGCCGACCTTCTCGTTCAGGGTGTCCAGGGAGAGCACCGTATGGGTGTTCCCCTTGTCTCCCCCGACCCACCCCATCACGACCGTCCCGACTCCTCCCCCGTAGTGGGGACTGATGTGAAGGACTTTCATATAATCCCCCTTTCCCTCTGGTGGACCCTCCGGGCCTTCTCCCGATCACCCTGATGGGGCTTGTACTTGTTCCGGCTCAAAGCCCTCAGTCCGGGCCTGTCCCTGAACAGACGACGATACCAGGGCAGTTTAAGTTCCTGCGTATTGCTGAATATCGTCGCCAACAACGCTCTTCCTAACGGAACCTGTTCCTGTTTCATAATTTTTCCTCCGGTATCCCTGTTATATAGGCCCCTTGACCCATAGGAATGTTTAGGACGGCCCCCTCCCCATAATACTTAATTGCAGCCCTGTCATAAGCGGCGGCGGCAGACAAAATATCCCGGTAGGAGCCGCAATGAATTTTTTGTTTTTGATACTTTATTTGCGCTTGAAATGTTTTGTCTCTTTTGTTGAAGAATACTCCCCTGAACCCGGATTTGTTGTGGCTTTGAAGTTTGCAATTATGCCCATTAAGAGAACGGGACGCCACCCGGAGATTGCCCTTCCTATTGTCCAGGCCATTGCGGTTCTTGTGGTCTATAATCTTGCCGTCGCCTTTGGTTAATTTCATAATCTCCCTGTGCAATGATGTTCTTGGCTCTCCTGCATATTCATGTCGAGCAGCATAAAAAATATCCTTTGGCCTGAACACATGCCATTTATACCTCGACAACCACTCATAGTCCTCCGCATCAACGACGGCCACCTTTCCTTGCGTCAGCGGTATCACTTTCGCGGCTCCGGTCCCAATAAGGGCTATGACATCGGGGGCAAACTCGGACATCTGGCTTTCGGGGATTCCATTCATAATCACACCTCCTACACTTTAATTGTTTCTTAATGACAACCTTCATGATCCCTCCTGTGTGATTATGAATATATTGCTTGAAATCATTTGTCAAGTTTTTCTTCAGGCGTCCCATAAAGATATGCGGATTGACCCATGTAAGCCGTGAGCCTGAATGACCATCTGTAATTCGGGAGATTGTCCATGAGGGTCTTCTGGATCTTCCAGAGCCCATCTCTACTGTGGTAGCAGGCGCATGCTATGACCGGGCGACACTTCTTGAACATCCCCATGTTTTGTTCGATTATCTCAAGCTCCTTGCCTTCCGCATGGATGTTGACTTCTTTTGAGTCCGGGTACATCTCGAATCGTTGCCTCGCCCTGATATCCGCGAGGGTCGAGGGTTGAGGGGGCGTTGCGAGCTCAACGGGAAATGAGTCCTGGTCGTCCCGCAACACCCTCCACCTAAGAAATTGTATGTAGCCGAGCCACGCATAAGGACGGGAACTGTCAAGGAGGATGTTGGATACGTCCGCTATCCCGTTTTTGTCCTCGACGTCCAGTTTCCCAGCCAGCCACCCATTATGGAGCCCCGTCTTGTCGGCATAGAACTCAAGGATGTCCCACACGGGGACCACATCCGTCCAGCCCTGCTCCTTAAGCTGTTTCTCTATGGGGCCGTAGGGCTCGGAGGCCACACAGACGGCAACCAGGGAGTTTTCCGGAAGGTCCCATTTTTCGGAGATCCAGGAGCGGACGATCATTTCCTTTCTGTCCAATATCCCCCTGATGGGGATCCCCAGCTCCGTGAAGATCTCCTCTGCCAAGTGCCCCAATTTGCCATAGCCGTACAAAATTAAGGGCTTGTTGACTTCCCTCGGGCCTATTTCCATTGCTTCACAATCCTTTCCCTGGCGGCGTCCTCGGAGATACTGAGCCAGTGGCAGATCATCGGGAACATCCCCCGTGGTTCCAGGATGAACCTTCGTGCGTCGTCCCGATCCCTTGTGGGAAAGGGCTCTTTCGCGTCCTCGATCGCCTTCAGCATCACGGCTGCCCACAAGGCCCCTTCCCCTCCCCTGTCTACCGCTTTTGATTCCTTGTTCGCGAGTTTAAGCATTGGATGAGCTCCTCCGAATAGCAGTCAATATCATCGGGCATGCAGTGGCTCAACTGCCCACACTCTCCGCAGATCCTGTGCTTCTTCCGGTCCATCTCAAGGTTCATCATCCTGAACTTGTGGAGCTTGGCCCCCTCCCAGATTCTCTTGAACTTCTGCTTTTTGAGGTCCCCTATAATGAGTTTGCGCTGCCAGTCCAGAAAACAGAGGCTTACGGTCCCGTCGCTGTTGATTGAAAGGGAATAGAAGACATAGGGGCAGACCTGAACCTCCTTGACCCTGTTCCCGTAGATCCCGATGTCGCTGTCCACCCCTTCGACCTCGTACCCGGGCCAGCAGGGGGCGGTGTGCTCTATGAAGACCCTGTCGGAGATATCCCCGAAGACCTCGAAGAACCTGTCCCTCTCGGCCTGGGTCATGTTGTCCCCCACGATCTTGACATAGATCAGAAGCTGGCCCTTGTGCCTGTAAAGGTGCCGGATGGCCTTTACGAACTTCCCGAACTTCAGCTTGTACCCTGTAAAGTGGTAGTAGGCCTCGGAGGACATCCCGTTCACGGAGATGAAGATCTTGTCCAGGCCCGACTGGACCAATTTCAGATTGAGCCAGGGGGTCAACAGGGAGCCGTTGGTGGTCGTGTCCACCTGCCCGAACCTCCCGGATTCCTTGGCGTACCGGACCATAGCCGGGAAATTCGGGTTCAGGAGGGGCTCCCCATCCTTATAGAGCCTTAACGTCTTAATCGGCTCCGGCATCTTGCAGAGGTCGTCGATGATCTTTTTGTAGAGGTCCCATTGCATCAGTTGGGGCTTGCGGATTGTCCGGATCTTCGTCCAGTCCCCCGTGGGGCAGAACCTGCAATGGAAGTTGCAGATGTCCGAAGGATCCAGGAACACCAGATACGGGGTCGAAAGGGGGATCACCGTCTCCAGCCTCGTCCGCCCCTCAAGCTCTATCCTCGGCTTAATCTCGGCCTTCACCTTTCCCTCCCTTATTCAATCGGGCCACAACCTCATCAACCTTCTTTTCTGATCCAGCGCCTATCCCCCTCCAGAAGAACCACAGAAACCTCTCTTCCAAAGCCCATATGTCATGCACCGGATCATACACGGCCTTCCGATATTTCTTCATCACTCCCTCCCTGCATCGAGCATCCCCTGTATCCGGGCCTTGAGGTCGGCGTTCTCGGCGGCCAATTCCATGACCTTTCACGGGCTCATAGGTTGCCTCAAAGATGTCTGGTTTGCAGGGATACAGTTCGCCTTTCACTCCTTGAATTATGAAATCTCCCTGATTCGCCCTATGTGTTCCTTCGAGTGTATCAATAAGTAAGACTACGTTAGACGTTCCGCTGTTCTCAAACCGCACCATACCTGCCTTAATTGCTTCAACTATCCATTCAGGGTCTTCGGTCTGATCTGGGCCTCCTGTCCACTTAAATGCCTCAATCACTACTGGTTTCTTTCTAAACTTCATGGTCATTCTCCTTTCGTTTCGAGGTATTCTGCTATCAGCTCACAGGTCCGGGCCGGGTCGGTGAGGGCGGCGATCTTATCCGTAGCATCTCTTAATATGGTTTCTTCGCTGCCAACGCTCACGGCAAGGTCTGTCATTTCGGGATAAACCGCCTTAATGAAGGCATTAACCGTTTCTTGTGACGCTTTCGGCTTACTCATCCCCTGCCTCCTTTAGTGCGGCTTTGGCTATCTGCCCATGTTCTTTGCACCCCTGACAATGTGTTGCTCGGCTTCGATATATCTTCTCCAACGCCCCTTCCAGTTCCTTGACACGGGCGGTCAGGGCGGTGTTTTCAGATACCACTTTTAGGATTCCTGCATCAGAAATCCGTTTTTCGAGGGCGGCGATCTTATCCCACACAGCCCTCACGACACCGAAAGACATCATAAAATCGTTTGGCTCTGTACCCTCCACTATATCGCTGATTGCATCAAGTAAGGTGTTGGCTAAAACACATTGATTTTCGATTTCCCGGTTCTCCCGTTCCTTCTCCGCAAGGGCGGCTTCCAATCTCCCAATTTTCTCCCCCATCCGCGCAATACAGTAATGAGGATTGGCAATCTGATCTTCCGGATGCACCGTTTTGCAGTATTCACACTCACTCATACGGCCTCCTTGAACACACTTTGAGGTAGCGTCAATCTGGCATTATCAAGAAGCAACGCTCCAAGATTATAAAGTTATTCGGCCTCAGCATTTTTCCATTCATACTTTACTTCGATTTCGCCGCCAGAGATAACCCACACGGGCCAGCAATACATAATATACAGTTGTCTCATAAAATTAAGCATCTCACCACATCCTCGGCATGATGTAGAATAGTGCAAGCGTCCTTGCACGCTACGCTTCCGGGCAACCTTTCAAAGGACACTGGCCGCCTTATGGCCAGCATCCTGCTTAAATTAGCCTTTCAGAAATTCATAAATCTTTGTAGCAATAACAACAACATCTTCCGGTTTCACGTTATCTCTATTCCCTGCCGCAACATGGGCGCAGTGAATGCCCGAAGCACATCTGATGGCTTCAATTTTCAAGTTTTTTTCGTTCTCTGCCATTGTATGTTTCCTCCTTTCCAAGTGTCGCCCCAATTAAGCACGCAAGATAACACGATAAGGCCGTGTCTTCCTCCTAAGTTCAAAGATCGGGCGGGGCAGGGAAGTGTCACCCTGCTATCTACTATCCTACGCTTTCGCGCCCGCCCTTTTCGTGTAGGGGGGCGGGGCATCCCTTCTTGCCGCATATTAAGGCGTCTGCCTTTCGGCCTCTTTCCAGCAAGTGATCACCCCACCCCTTGGTCGAACAGCTCAATCTGTTTGTGCGCCGTCTTTATGGGCGCTGGCTTCCGGGGCTCCCTCTGCTTCACCGACTTGGGCGGGTCGGATCTGGAGCACCCATTAAAATACTGCCTGGTGGTGGACCGACAAACGGGCCAGGTCTCCTCTCGGGTGGTTTCTCCGGGTCAGTTTCAAGATTAACGACCCTGACCCCACCAAAGCACCAACACCCCTCGCACCGCCCGTTCTTAAGGGCATCCGCCAGCGTGATGTAGCTCTTCATCTCGCCCCCCAATAAACAAGAGCTTCCGATAGGCCCCGATGGTCAGTGTCAACTCCCCGGTCTCGACCTGGTACACGTCCACGATCTTCCCGTCCCCTCCGTACAGTTTGACCCACCAACAGTCGTTGGCGTAGTCGATCTTCACTGTTCCGGCCATGTCACTTCACCTTCTTTGCTGGTTTGCGCTTCAAGTGATACCTGGGCATAAATACCTTCACCATCCATCGAATCAGTCGTTCCATCATTCCCTCCCCACCTTAATTCGTTTCCCGTTTCGTTCTATGAAGATGTTCCCATTCCAGTCAACCAGGAGAACATCCACCCCATGATAACGCATTAACCGGAGCTCATTCTCGGTGACGGGTGTCATCTCCGGCTCCCCCTTATTGTCCTTGATCAGGCACAAGAGGAACACCCACAGGATCACAAGGAGCGCAATTAGGATCGTCCAGAGCCCTCTTTTCATGTCTCGTCCTGCGGCTTCCCGGTAGGCCGCCAAATAGACCTGAGCTTTTCCTCAAGTTTTGGATAAACACGAAAGATCTCCGCTTGATATTCTTTAGAGAAGCCCGCCACCTTCCCTTGGTGATAGAGATCAAAATCGGGCTTCCATTTTTCGGGAACTTCAAAAACATAGGTAGCGAACGTGCTATCAAATGAGTCATCGAATGTGGTAATAAACCCGCTTTGTTTGTATAGCTCCTCTTCTCCATATCCACAATTTCTGTTCCCCCCACCAACTCGTGTGTAGACATGGATTTTCCCATCATATTCAGGGTGCAACTCGTCGGATGTAAAACAGTCCCTGAAGCGCGGATACTCGTCTGGATGCTTTCCAAGCATCGGTAGAATAAAAAATGTAGCCGGAGTGACCCCATTAACCAGGTTGTAAAGACTCATCTTTTCCCTCCTCCTTTAAGATCTCTTCCCCCCGTTTGTTGGCACGGACGGGGTCAATAGGGAGAATGATTTCAGTCTCCTCCGGTCCCACCCACTTATAGAGGGTGACCCTGAACATGGGACCGGACCCGACCTCCGGGACAATTACGGCTTCCATCACTTTCCTTTCTTGGCCTTGCAGAGCCCTTCCTTTACAGCCCAACAGCTCTCCCTGTATAGGCAATACGCATTCTCCCAGGGGAGAGGGGTGGGCTTGGGGGGCTCCTGCTTCACCCAGGCCTCTATAAGGGGTTTCCAGTCGGCGTCCACCTTCTCCCTCGTGAGGAACACCGGGACCTCTTTAATGAGGAGATCGTCCTTTGAGATGTAGGCGATACGGACCTCGTCTGCCGGGACAGAGATCATGGTGTTGTAGGTCATGGCCTGGTGGTGGTAATGGATGTCGGCCTCTTTGGCGATCCACAAGAACTTGCGGGAGTGGACCGTCTTGAAGTCGTAGAGAATCCTTTTTCCACTCGACTGGACAATCGCGTCAAGAATCCCGGATCGGTGCTCGTCCTCCACCTTCTGCTCGACGGAGATCAGGACGCCCTTCTCCTTGAGGATTCCCTGAATCCAGAGGTGGAACAGGTGCCCCACAGCGAAGATCCTGTAGGCCCGGTCGTCAAAGTCCTGATGGGGGGAGGTTGCCTGCCGTTTCCAGTAACGCATTAAGTGGCAACGCCCTGCATCGGACACATGGAACCTTCCTGAAGACTCCCTGGGGATGGCTCTCTGTTCCGCGAGGTACTCGTTAATGAACTTCTCGATCACGACACCCTCCTAAAAAGGTTGCATCAAAACGGGACCTCATCGTCAGGGACCATGTCCGGGACAGGGGGCTCCCCTCCCGACATCCGGCATTCCCACTCATCGGAAGTCTGGATCAGCTCCTTGATCCAGTCCGGCGTGCTGGAGGGGATGTCCATGTACTCCTGGAATGTGAAGAACACCAGGGCGTTCTCGTTGTCCCTCTTGGGGAGGCCCTTGGGTGCCGGGAGGATGTTCTCGATGTTGGCGTAGGTCTTCCCGTCGACCACCTTATGGATGATCTGGATCTGGCAGTTGGCCCCCAACAGCTTCGTGACATCGAACCCCTTGAGCTCTTCCGGGGTGAACGCCCTCCCCCTCCATCCCTGGAGGTGCTTGCGGAGGGTGGCCTTCTCGTGGAGGCTGATGTTATACTTCTTGGAGACTACCCTCGGCAGGGACAGGGCCTTCCCGTCCTTCTCGACGTCCATTCTCTCCTCGGAGAGCTCCCATGCAATCAGCATCTGGTGGGTGTGCTTCCCGAACTTCTCGGAAAAATGAGTCCCGATGTCATAAACCGCGTAGCACACCCCGACATGCACCCCTTGCGGAACCGGGGGCAACCTCACCCCATCGTCTTCCTTAACCAGAAATCCCATTGGACCCTCCCTTCAGTTTCTTAATCAGCCTGTCTATGGTTTCGTTGATGGCCACCAGTTCGTCGATGATGTCCTGTTTCTCCGGGTCGTATCCCAGGGCCTTATCCTCGCACTTCTGGCAGAGGCCGCTGTAAAAGTACCGGGTCTCGTCTGCCTGATTCCGAAAGGTGACCTCATCACCGCACTCGAAGCAGTGATACTTCCCCTCCTGGGGGATTCCGTGGGCCGCAAGGTAATCTTTGTTGATCGAGATGATGTCCTCAAAAATTCTCTCTGTTCCCATAACCCCTCCTTTCGTTTACTGTTTCTTTCCCGTTGGCTTCCTCATACTATATTGAAAATGGCTTGTCAAGCAAAATCTTCATAAAATAAAAAAATATTTCTTGACACGGCCTTTATCTCCTGATAAAGAGCGAATCAAAACGAAAGGAGAAAATATGTCCGACCTATTAAAAGACGCTGACACCACGGGGAAAATCAAGGCGTTGCTCGCCGCAAAAGGGCTTGCCTATGATTCCATAGCAACCCTTCTGGGAATCACCCTTCCTACAGTCCATAGCCGTTTCGACAAAGGTAACTGGGACCTTGTCGAGCTTCGCAAAATTGCCGAATTCTACAACGTAGACCCAAGAGACCTTCTTTAGGTGGGTATTATGAATCCATTGCTTGACGCGGCAATTCATTATGCCGAGGTGCGGAAGTGGTCAGTAATTCCCCTTTCTCCCGGCGCAAAGATCCCCCCCAAAGGATTCTCCGTTATCCCCTTCCGGGAACGGATTGCCACACGCCAGGAAATCGAGGCATGGTGGAAGGAAAACCCTAAATACAATATCGGGATCATAACCGGAAAGCTCTCAAACCTCTTCGTCGTGGACCACGACAAGTACAAACCCGAGTATTCCGAAGAGGAGGCATTGAAATATGTCCCGGACAATATCATTACCCCCACAGCCACAACCCCCTCCGGGGGGCAACATCAATACTTTACCTTCAGCGGGGCAGAAGGTGCCACCATCAAGGCTGGCTTTGCCCCAGCGATGGACTATCGGGGCGAGGGCGGCTATATCGTTGCGCCGCCTTCCGTAAATGGCAACAAAAAATGTTACCAGTGGGTTGACGGACTTTCGGTTAGTGAAGTCGATCCAGTGGAGGTTCCCTCTTCTTTTATAGTATATAATAATTATATAGGTATATATAGGGGTGTTACAAAACTGGAAAAGTTCTCCGAACAAGTTGTTACGGATGTTACAAAGCGTTACATCTGGGAGGAAGGAACGAGGGATCAAAATCTGTATTATGTGGCTCAATGTTTGAAGGATTGCGGCGCGGAAGATGGTTATGTTTCCCAGGTATTACGGGCGATTATCCTGTCATGGGGGGAGGTGAACGAAGGGTGGGTTTTGGAGAAGATCAAGAGCGCGGTCACCAAGCTGGCCAGGAAGGAGAGGAACTGGCAGGAAGACGTCGACCGTTTTATCGCTGTTACAGACGGTACATTTTCGGTTACAGAGTGTTACAGCACGTTACAGGCTGTTACAAAGCAAGATAAAGGCGCGGTCAGGATAGCGCTAAACAGAAGAAAAGACAAAACAATTCAAAAGGTTGGAGGAAAGGATGGGGTTTATAGCAAGGTAGACCAAAAAATGGAGTTTATCACTTTTACTGAGGATGAGGGCGTAGCTTATCCTGTTACACTCCCGATGGGCCTCGGCAGTCTCGTGAGCACAATGTCAGGAAACATTATATTGGTGGCCGGGGAGTACAATGCGGGGAAGACGACCTTTTTGATGAATGTCCTCCAGATGAACCGAAACCGCCTTCCGATTCGTTATCTCTCCAGTGAAATGGATAGCGAGGAGTTCAAGATAAGATTCAGGGGATACGGGCTCCCGATGGAATTTTGGAAGCCTGACGAAATGCTTGATTATGTCAAGCTGAAAGCAAACAATGATTATCACCATTGCCTGAAGCCGGATGGGTTGAATATAATTGATTATCTTGAGTTCCGGGATTCTGATTATACATTGGGCGCTGAGATAATGCGGCAGATACACGATGCCCTTGGTAAGGGGATATGTATTGTGGGGATTCAGAAAAAGGAAGGGACTCGACTCCCCAGATCAGGCGATCTGGTTCTTGAAAAACCACGATTGGTAATTACCCTTACAAAGGTTCCCGGAGAGAAGGAGATGGTTCTTGCTGAAATCCTAAAAGCAAAGATCCCCAGGATGGGGAAGTGCGACGGGAAAAAGGCAATATATGAAATTAAAGACCTGGGGTCCAGGTTCAAGGAGGAGCGCCCTTGGGGGTATTGGAAATGAAAAGGCTATATCGCGGGGTGTTCAATTATCGCGCAGGGATCGAAACGCAATATGCAAAAGCGCATTCGCCGCAGCAAGCCAAGGTGTTTATGATGCGGAGGCTGGCCATAAAGCACGATGTATCTTACCAAATAGTATTCGGGATGTTCGATGGCAGCAAGCCGAATTTCATTATTGAGGAGGAGCGAGAAGATGTTAGATAAAAATTCAGCGGATTTTGAAGAATATCTTTGGGAGTGGGTTGAGTATCTAACGCGAAGAAGCGATGGTCATTTTACCCTTATGAAATTCACAACTCATTGGAAGGCAATGTTTTTTACCCCGAGTCTTGACGGGAGAAACGGAGGGGTTGAAGTGCGCGATGTCCCTCCGGGGCTGACACGACAGGAGGCATTGATAATAGCCATTGCCGAGATGTTGAAAAAAGAGGGGTAATGGAAGGGAGCCTTTGCTGGAGTGTGTATTAAGGGCTTTGCGCAAGTCATAGGAGGTGAACCGTGGAAGTTATCAACCGGAAGCAGAAACTGCATGACCTTGGGGAGCAGGTGGAGATCGGGAAGCAGATGATGGGGAAGGGCGGGTATGTTGCCGGGAAGGCCCTCAAGGAGATCAAGGAGGGAGGGTTCTGGGTGGAAGAGGCGAAATCATTTGAGGAATATGTCGAAATGGCCCACGGGATCAAAAAGTCCTGGGCCTATGGATTGATCGGGATCGTGGATAAGTTTTCCACCCAACTGGAAACCAAGCCCCCAGCCGACGCGAGCCGTCTTGTCAAACTCCTTCCCTATACCTCTCAGGACAACGCGGAAGAGCTATATGGGATGGCCCTCACCACGCCAGCTCAGGCCTTTGAGAACAACCTCAGGAATCTTCGTGGCAAAGTGGCCCCTGACCAGTGTACCGGGCATGCGTGGGAGCCCTGGAGGAAGTGTTCCATCTGCGGGAAGATGACTCCCGGCGAGGCAAACTAATGGCCCAAATCTGACTCGTTGATGGTAACGCCCACCTATTGAGAGGTTAATAAAAAAATGCGTGAAAAGTCCAGAAATTCCGTGATTTTAGCGGTTCCGAAGCCAAAAAAGACCCCGAAGCCCCCCAAAAAGCGCCCCAAAAAGCCCACCCTGGGACAGCTTAAGAGGACCCTTGACCGCCTCGCCAGGGAGATCGTCCGGGCCAGGGATAAAATGGCCTGCCGGATCTGCGGCGGGACCGATCACCTATCGGCTCACCACTATTTCACCCGGAGGTCTCACGCAGCCGTCCGATGGGACACTGACAACATGTTATTGATTTGCTCCCCCTGCCACTTTCGGATTCATAACCGGGGGGATGAAGAGGTTGTCCGGGACGCTTTACTCCGGACGATCGGCCCGGAGCGGTTCGAGGCCATGAAGGCCAGGGCCTGGGACAGGCTCGACATCCGGGTCCCTGTCCTCAACGGGTTAATAGAGGGCCTGGAAGGCCAAAAAAAAGGGGAGCCGAAGCTCCCCGATTCTTAGCGCACCCCCCTCTCCTTCCGAAGCCGCTTGCGCTCCGCAGCCTCAGCGTCAGCGTTCCACTTGGCCACCTGGACGAACACCCGCCCAATGGGGGCCGAGTACCACTTGCGCCTCCCCTCTTCCCGGAAGGCGATTACATCCCCCGGGATGAGGGCCACCACCACCCTGCGCCGGATCGCAGGCACCTTTTCGATGGATCTCCGGGTCACCTTCTTCAGTAGATTGGTCACGATCCCCTCCTATTGAGTCGCTAATAGATAGGCAAGAGCCCCCACTGCCGCCAGCCACCCCGCCAGGTTCACCGCCTGGAGGATCTTAAGCCGGGTCCGGGCCTTGACGAACAGCTTATACTCCACCCCTCCGGGCCAGTCCTCTCGTTCAATCATGGTCAGCCCCCTTTCATGATCTCAGCCGCCCCGTCAAGGCGCCTTGCCTTTTCGTCTTCCGACAAGGAGTCGAAATCGTCCGGGAAAGAGAGCCCCGGGACGGTTCCGAGCATCCGCTTTTTCCACTTGTTCTTCTCTTCCGGGGTCTCGCAGAGGACCTCCCCCACCTTCATGAAGGCGAGGACCGGGGCAAAGGTCCGTTCCGCCTCCGCCCGCACATAGGCCTCTTCGCAGAGGTCACCCTGCCGCTCGATCTCCGCCGCCTGGTACATTGCCGCGATTCCTTCGGGCTCCATCATCTGTTCGCAGATCGCAAGCTCCACACGGAGAGAGCAGGCCCGAAGGCCCTTTTTCTCCGTGGAAACGAGGACTTGATCGAACACGCAGTCTTCGATGATCCGGTCTTCCCAGGCCGGGAACACCTCACACTCCACCCTCAGGGGGATTCCTTTGAGGGTCACTGTCGCCTTTGTCTTCATCTTGTTCACCTCCATCGTCTGCTGTGTCCTTCGGGAGGCTTTTCGCCAGGTCTCCGAAGGCCTCAATAAAAGTCTTCCCGTTCCCAATAAAGCACCCGCCCCCCTGGACGCAGATCTGAGCCACCGTGACATCCTCTTCAGACCCGTCGAAGCTGCGGTGATAACGGGTTAATGAGAGGCTCACGGAGACGTAGCGCTCCGGAAACATCTGCTTCGCTAAGTTGAATACCTCTTTTATATCCATGATATGTCCTTTCTCCCCGTCCCGCCGATAGGTCAGCGCCCTGCTATTTCCGGAGGTTCCGTTCGATCGCCGCAAAGGCCAGGAATTTCTCCGGGTCTTCACGTGGGAGGTCTTTCCCGCTCCGGATCACCTTGTCTTTGAAGAGAAACGTGATTCCCTGGGGGTCGATCCTGGCCGCGAGGCAGCGCCCGTAGTAGGTCCCCCAATGGTTCCGGAGGGCGATGGTCCCGAGCCGCCTGCAGACAATGAGCCCCATAAGGTTCGAGTAAAACGAGGATTCCAATGGGGTCAGCCGCTCCGGGTTGGCGCAGTTGATCTCCTGGTCGGTCTTTCCAGTGACCCGCTTGGATCTCCGGAGGTACCTTCTCCGGGCCTCCTCAGCCTCTCTCCCGGCCTTCTCAGGGGCCGATTGGGTCTTGACGATCGCCTTCCGGGTCTCCATTAGTAGCTTGCCGCAGGAGTCGGCGGTCACCCCGTCAAAGTGCGCCTTGAGGTAAACGGACATCTTCGAGAACAGCGCCAGGGAGAGGTTCCAGTTGACCGTCAGGTCTGTCCGGTAGTAGCTCCGTCTGGAGTTGGTCAGGTCTGCAATCATGAGCTTGTAGATCCGCTCCACCTCATTCTGTTTCCCGGCCATGGTGGCCACCAACAGGACCTCCTTGCGCTTGCTTAATATGTCCCTGATTCCGATGGGTTTTCAACCCTTCGTGATTGGTGTTATATGGTTGTACTTTGCCGGGATTTGTGTCCGGTCTCCGTAGTGTCCGTAGTGTCTCATGGCTTCCTCCTAATCTGTTAGGGGAGGGTTGCCCCTCCCCGTTGGTTTATTGCGGGTCGATATTGACCACCTCCCCGAACGGGACCGTTCGTTCTTGCCCGTACAGCGCCCAAAGCACCGGAAAGCCTGGATCTTCCGGGAATGAATCGCAGTAGCCGTCCGTGTAGTAGATGAGGCAAGTGGGCTCTTCGCCGTTCTTCTCCAACCACTTGAACGCAGGCTGAAAATCCGTTCCCCCGCCCCCTTTGGGCTTCAATTTGATGGGGAGGTCCGAAGAGTCAAATTCGCCCCCGTCATGGCAGCGTGTATCCACGTACAACACCCTGATCTGAGTCTCGAATTCACTCAGGACCGAGTTGATCTTAGCTTGGAAATACGCCACCTGTTCGTCACCGATTGATCCGGAGGTGTCCATCACCATACAGATGGACGGGATAGCATCCCCCTGAACCGAGGGCATGTAAATGTCGTGAATTAAATGCTTTTTTGAGGGTCTGTTCCAGGTGTAATCCCCGCACCGGGTTTTCTGGACGAAATCCCGGAGAACGTCCTCCAGGTCCCTTTTCTTGATCTGCATGTCCTGGACGAGGCGCTCCATTCCATCCGGGACCTTGCCGCAGGCCTGGGCCGCCTGGAGCGCCCGGGCCGCCGTGATCTTCCACTCCCCTTCCAGTTGGCAGCGTTCCGATTCGGACGGGGTTCCGCCGTCCTCCCCGGTTGCAGGCTCGACCTCTCCGGGTCCGGGTTGGTATTCTTCGCCCGGGTCCTCTTGTCCCTCTTCCGGGGTCCCGGAGCTCTGTCCCTCCTGGGGGTCCTCTTCGCCCTCCTGAGGGTCTCCCTGCCCCTGTTGGGGTTCTTCTTGCTCTTGGGGGGCTCCCTGGCCTCCCTGGCTCTTCTGTTGGGCCTTCTCCTGGGCCTTCGCCCGGAGGATGCTGTAAACCACCTCAAACGATTTGTCCGGAGCGGAGAGATCCGGGGCGTGCAGCCACCCCTCCCTCAGGGTCAGACGGGCTCGTTTCATCTGTCCGTTAACAACGTAATCCATGGCCATATTGGAGAGCCTATGGTCCCGCTCCTGAATCCTGAGCGGGTGAAGCATAACGCAGTGCAGCACCTCATGGCAGATGAGGCTCTCGACGATCTCGATGGGGAGCGGGTCGGTATACCCAGGGTTGAACCTGAGCACCCGCCCGTCAGTGCAAGCGGTTGGAATCCTTGGGTCTTCGATGAATTTCAGGGCGATTGAAGCGCTCCCGAAGAACGGTTGGGAGATCATCAGCCGCGCCCTGGCTTGTTTCATTCGTTCCATTCCTTGCGTTCCGTTTTTCATTGTGATTCCCTCCTGTTAGATGATCCCCAGGGCCGCCAGTCGGGCCTCCATGTCCGGGGTCTCGTTTTTCGGTTCCACTTTGGTCTCTGCCGTGTTAACAGGTTTAGGCATGGCAGGAGCCGGGGACGGAGCCGATCGTTCAGCCTGGGGCAACGTGGCGCGATTTTTCGCCTGTTTCAGGACCTCAGCCGCCGCCTCCCGGGCCTCCTTCCGCAGTTCTTTTGATTGCCTCAATTCCTTTGGGTCATAATCCAGTCGACTGGAAAGCTCCTGGGCCATCCTGTCAAGGTCCGGGTCTTCGGTTATGTTCATTTTCGGCAATAACTCCGCAAGTTCCTTGACGTTTCCGACGATTGAATCCCGGAAGGTCTTGGCATCCTCCCCGTCGTCCGTCATTCGCTCCTGGAGCGCCGAAACCGTTTCAAATACGCGATTCCATAACTCTTTTTGTGCCTCCGTTGCAGCGTCCCGCACCTTTGCTTCGATGTCCTTCTGCATTTCCTTCAACTCTTCGTTCCCAATGGGGATTTTCAAATGGCTTCCCTCAGGGATGGGGGCGAAGTCCACGCCCATCTGGAATTTCCTCCGGAGTTGGCGCTCCGAAGGGTAATCTGCCGGATTGTACAGACCATTCAGTGCGATCCGGGCCTCTTCCTGGAGCTCAGGATATGAGGCGCAGAATTTTTCCACCGCCTCATCCCAAACCGCCTTGAATTCGTTGTACTTTCCCATGTATTCCGTGATGAGCTCCGAGGGGAGGATCGCTTGCCCCTTGACGCAATAGGGGAGGGTCCTCTCATAGTGATACGTTCGCATCTTGCCGGAAATCTTGACGATCTCGTCCAGGTGTTCCCTGGCAATCACCGCCTTGTTATACCGTCCCGCCTCAGGTTTACACTTGTAATGATCCGCCACCGAATCCGTGGCCTTTTTGTCAAATTTCCTTGCCGTCCACTGGCTGATATTGAGGCTTACCAGGCACGCCTTGTCTTGAATCTTCATAGCTTTTCCCTCCCTTTAATGTGTTACGGGTTCAACAAATAAGGGGCGTACTTCTTCGCCCACCTGGCCATCCCTGCGTTGCTACTGAGCTTTTTGTCCCTCTGAATCATGCTGAACACCATAAAGGTTGAATACTCCGCTTCGAGCCTCATGGCCAGGTCGTAAACCTGCGAGACGTTTTTAGAATTCGCCTTGTAGGCAATGGCAGAGGCCAGGGCGTAGAGGGTCGACTCGTTCGCCGGGAGCTCTTTCTTGGGGTCTTTCAGGTACTCATCAGGGTCCGGCATTTCCCGGAAAGTACGCAGGAACGCGACGTATTCCGTGGCGAATTGCTCACCACAGCATCCGGTGTAGAGGTCGAATTCCAGACCCTTGGGGCATCCTGCGAGTTGGAGCCTGCCAACCTCACCCCATCCCCTGGGGTTGGCACTGTTGACGATATCACTGGAGGGCTTGAAGTCATGGAGCAAGTTGGGCCTGAGCTTACTGAACGCGACGAGCTCCGGGGGCATCCCGTAGGCGTTCGCCCATTGCCGCCAATCATCGTCGTCGACCTCTAAGTGTACGATTATGCACCGACTTTTCAGGGGCTCGATGATCCCCTGGACCGCTGCCTTGTCACCTTTGCGGTTGGTGCAAAGGACAAACCTCACGAAATCGCTGATCTTCTTTCCGTTGACGGTACGTTCCCGAACCGCCTGCATGATCGCCGCCTGCACCGAATAAGGTGCCTGCCCCACATCGTCAATGATCACTACCAGGAGCGCTTGCGCTTCGAGCATGGTCTTCAAATTGCCGTAGGGCAAAAAGTTCGCCGTCTCCCGGTCCAGGGACGGGAAACCCAAACCCTTCCAATCGGAAGGATCGTCGCAGACCGGATGGAGGACCATCCAGTTTCCGCCCTGCTCCCTGGCCACCTCTGCCGCGACCTGCTCACTGATCTCTGTCTTCCCGGTCCCTGGAGCGCCCACGATCAAAAGGTTCTGCCGGGTCTGAATCGTCAATCTTAACGCCGCCTTCAAGTCTTTCGGTCTCATCTCAATTTCCTCCTTATCCGTGATAAAGTGCTAACATCATTATGAAACCCATGAACGCCATCCATGCAATCGCGAAGACGGCAACCACCCGCTCATCCTTATCCATTTTTCTGTATTTCATCGCATCCCCCTCAAAAGATTAGTGTTCCGATCCAATAACCTATTGCCACAACCGCCGCCTGAATAATCCAACCGATTGCCTTTTCCATGATATCCTCCTCCTGTTGACTGACTAATAGCTGTTCACACTGTTGCCCGATCATTCCAGGCCACTGGAAAACCAATTCCAATGACCTGAATCATCTTGCAACTTGTGGCAGGCCGCTGAAGACCATTCAGGGTTCTGGCGTTCACCGTCCTGGTACTCTAACATTACCCTCCCAGGCTATCAGTGCGTCCATCCTGCCTATGTTATCGGAATCCCTCCAGATCCGATTGTCACCCCCTCATGTTCCCGATCCCCCTTCCGCCTCCGTTTTCCCTGAGTATATGTGCAAGGCCTGTACCAGGGAGCGGGTCTAATGAATTCAGGCACTTACACCATTCCAGTCGACTGGAGATCTGGGAATCTCACGGATCGAAACCCGTATTTCCGGGCCTTTTCGGCCTTTTCCTTTGCGATCTCGCCCCCTTGCCTACCAGTGAAGATCCCCTGTGAATCTCCCTGATCCCCCCTCAATTCGGGCCTCATGCAATAACAACCTAATCCGCCCCGAAAGATTTATTTTCGCCCCCTGTTTCCTATCCATTCCGCCCCTGTTTCATACCCTATGTATCCACCTACTTACGCGCCCCCTGTTGTATACCTTACCCTATTCTCATCCCTGTATCTGCTGCCCCTGTACCTATAGAGCGCTGCTTCAAGACCCGGGCTCCCTGTATCCAGGCCTCCGGGACCTAAGGCCAGGAGCTCTATGTACCTGGGAACACTGGGCTTCTCCCTCTGGCCCTGGGGTAAAGCATGCTTCCCCTGAGCCCCCGGGGGAGACCCGATCGGACGCATGGCGGGGGGGTGGGTTACTGATACCTCCTCCACACGTATATTAGGGACCCCGTGGGTGAAAGGGGACCCTGGGGTGACGGGGTGGGGGTCTTATGAGCGTGTTAATACAGGGATAAAGGGGGGTAAGGGCCATAAAATTAAGGGGTTGTAAAAAGGGCTTGACAGTTACATTAAGTGGGTGTATCTCCCACACCAAGGAGGGGGTATGGACAAGAGGGAGGTTCAGAGGTTCAAGAAGTGGTACATGAGGGCCTACAGAGCCAAAAAGAAGAGGGAGAAGCTGGCCGAGGTCTTTGGTGCCGGGAGCGTTGAGCCGCTATCGTCCAAGGGGGTCACCAAGGACGAGATGTATACGATGATAGTCCTCTTGAATCGGAGGGTTAGGGAGATTGAGGGGAGGCAGCCGGTGATCGTTTCCACCATGGACAAGGACGAGGAGGCCCGTCTCCTGGAGCAGATCGAGGAGGAAAGGAAGGCCCTCTGTGGCGGACGGTAAACGACAGGGGCTCCGGCTATGTGGTGGGGCACTAAGTAAGTGGAATTGCTTTGGTTGTCAAAAACGGGTGAACGTCGGAATGAGTGTATTTTCCACCTGAACTATTTGAACTGTCTTTTCCACCGGAGCTTCTGTAGGCGATGGTTCTATTGGTGGTGATATCGGCTGGAGGATTAAATTGATTTGTTTGCGTATTTCAACAAGGAGGCCCCTGTCAAGTTGGCCCAATGAAGCTCGAAGGTTTTTCCCTCGGGCGATATTTGCACCAAGAAGGGACAGTTCTTTGCTTTTAGTTAATGGCTTTTTTGTTCCTTTCACCGGATATTTTCTATGGTGTGCGATATGGCAGTTAAAGCAGAGAATCTCGCACTTTCCGGCTTCTTTTAGTATTCTGTCGGCAGTCAGATGCGGGCCGATGTTAGCCTCTTTTAGAGAGGGGTTTATATGATGGAAGAGCAAAATACCCTTGTCCGTTACCCCACATCGGTTACAGGCCGTCTTCAGTTCGTTAATAAGTGCCATGTTGGTTTCTTTGTCTCTCATGGTTCCTCCAAAGTGGGGTTTTTGAATCTATGTAGAGATTATAACCGCACGGGATGTTTTGTCAAGGACCAATCAGCCTCTGTACGGCAAACGAAGGCCATTTATGGGAGAATAGTTGCCGATGAAGCCAGGACAGAAGAGTAAAAGCGCCGTCCTTGAGGACGGATTCAACCGCCAGAAGAAGATCACCCCCACCAAAAAAGACATCACCGCCGGGAAGAAGCTCGTCAACGACCTCGACAAGGACACCGGAGAGAGCGCCTACGAGATGCTTGAGACGATGAGGTGGATCTTCAAGAAGGTCAAGGGCCGAAAGAAGCTCCTGGAGTTGGTCAAGAAGGACAACAAGCAGTTCGTGGCCATGATCCGGGAGTTAATGAAGATCGAGACCTCACTCCTGTCGGCCAAGATCCGTGCGGAAGGAGGGGAGGCGGGACCGAACAACAACTTCTTCGTCGTCCTCAAGGGTCTCGAAGACGAGATCAAGACCGAAGACAGCGCCCTCGATATGAAGCAGATAGGGAGAGTTATGAACCCCGACGGGACGGAGGCCGAATGATCACCCACGAGTTCAGAGGCATCAAGTTTCACTTCAACGAATCCCCCCAGATCCAGGAACTGGTCAACGAAATCTTCTCCGACAACTACAAAGTCTTTTACAGGAACCTCTCCATAAGGCCCGGGGACGTCATTCTGGACATCGGGGCCTGCGAGGGGGTCTTTTCGATCATGATGGGGAAGGTGTTCCCGGACTCAAGGGTTATTTCCTTCGAGCCCGTGAGGAGGACCTTCTTCCAGTTCATGAGGAACCTCGGCCTCAACGGGGCCAACAATGTCGAGGCGGTGAACATGGGGGTCGGGAAGGAGCCCGGCACCATCCCCATGGCCATCGGGCAGAGCAACTGGTCCGGAGGGTCCTCGGGGGTCATGACCTTCAACCCCGCCCTCCACGAGATGACCACGGTGGACGTGATCACCCTGGACGAAGTCTTTGAGAGGCACAAGATCGACCGGTGCCGACTCCTGAAGATGGACATCGAGGGGATGGAGTACGACGCCTTATACGGATCGAAGGTCCTCGACCGGGTGGACTACATGGTGGGGGAGTTCCACATCAACCAGAAACTACAGGAGCGGGGGAGGGACATCTCCGAGCTTGCGACATGGGTGGGGGAGAAGACGAACCTTATCTACTTTGAGAGATGCAGGATGGCGGAGTGAGAAAGCGATTCAAAAGGAAGCTGCGTAGCTGCCCCATGTGCAAGCCACACAAGACCAACGGGTCTGTGCGCTGGAAGCCAAAAGACCTGGAGGCTCTCAAGATAGCGGAGAAGGAAATCAGATGGGAGAAAGCTACCGGTAATGGACGAGCCCTTTAAGGTATGTTGCATATGCCATGAGAGCAAATTACTTTCGGCCTTTGGTAAAGATTCTCATTTACCTGGAGGCTTAAGATCGTCTTGTAGGGTATGCCATAATAAAAAAAATAAGGAGTGGGCAGATAAAAATAGAGAACAAGTATATTTAGCCACAAGATCATGGTATAATAAAAATATCCAACGTACCAGGGATGTTGGGAAGATTTGGCGTGATAATAACAAAGGAAAAAAACGCGAACAGATTAAAAAGTGGCAAGAAAACAATCCTGAAAAATGGAGGGCAATGCAACGAAAAGGAAGTAAAAAGCGAAGGAGTACTATGAGCGGTAAAATAAGTGACGCTTTTTCATCAGCAATTTATAGATCATTACGTTCAGGTAAGTCCGGCAAACATTGGGAAGAGATTGTCGGATACTCAGTAGAACAGTTAAAAGAACACATTGAAAAGCAATTTGAGCCATGGATGTCCTGGGGAAATTACGGGAAGTTTACGTGGCACATAGATCATATTCTCCCCGTTTCTTCATTTAATTATGACTCAACTGAAAGTGAAGATTTTAAGAAGTGTTGGGCACTTAAAAATCTAAGACCACTAAGGGCGAAAGAAAATCACAGCAAGGGCAGCAAAATAATTTATGGGGACATATTAAATGCCACCAGATAATACCCCATTCAAAGTTTTATATGACTATACGGACGTCAAGACCGTGAAGAGGTTTGCGCTCTCAAATGACCGAATTCGTTGCATAATGGGGCCATTTGGAAGCGGGAAGAGCTCCGGCTGTGTCATGGAGATTGTCCGCAGGGCCAACATGCAGGCCCCCGGCCCGGACGGGATCCGGAGGACCCGGTGGGCGGTGGTCCGGAATTCCTACGGCCAGCTCAAGGACACGACCATAAAGACCTTCCATGACTGGTTTCCTCCGTCTGTTTTCGGGGAGTGGAGGGTTACCGACCATTCCTACATCATGACCAAATTCCCGGGGGTTCACTGTGAGGTCATGTTCAGAGCCCTCGATCGGCCGGACCAGGTTTCTAACCTCCTCTCCCTTGAGGTCACCGGGGCGTGGTTCAATGAGGTGCGGGAGATCCCAAGGACCATCATAGAGGCCATGGACTCCAGAATCGGGAGGTACCCCAGCAAGAGGGACGGGGGCGCAACCTGGCTCGGGATCATCATGGACACCAACCCCCCCGACGAGGACTCCTATCTCTACAAGATGTTCGAGAAGGTGAAGCCCGACGGCTGGGCTATATTCAAACAACCCTCCGGACTCTCGGCCCATGCCGAAAACCTCAAACACCTCCCAACGGATTATTACAAGAACCTCGCCAAGGGAAAAGACGAGATGTACACCCGGATCTATATCCACGGGCAGTACGGGTACCTCGTCACCGGGAAGCCGGTTTTCACCTCCTTCTCGGATAACATTCATGTCGCCCCCCACATTCTCCAGCCCCAGAAGGGACTTGACGTCCTTTTGGGGTTCGATTTTGGACTCTGCTATGACAACCAGACGGAGGTTATGACGAAAGATGGATGGAAGTATTTTAGAGATGTTGTTGACGATGATCTCATAATGACCAAGAACTTTGATACGAACAATATCGAGTATCACAGGCCCCTTAAAAGGATATGTAAAAAATACGAAGGCGATATGTTTCTTTACGAGAATCATAATGTAAATTTTTGTGTTACCCCGGACCACATTATCCCTTGTAGAAAGCGGCATGGAAAGTATGGTAGGACCTTTAACGGAAACCATAGAATATCCGCCACCGATTTATTTGACAACGTCTCGAAGCACTATGCTGTTGATGTTCGCGCCGATTGGATCGGGGATTCTTCTGGTGTGTTCGGCCCCCTTGGCTGGGATGCGTCTGTTTTCGCGGAGTTTATGGGTCTGTATTTAAGCGAGGGAAGTTGTGACAGAAAAACCAACAGGATCAGCATAGCCCAAAATAAAAATGACGAAGTATTTAATCAGATGCTGGAGCGTACTGGCCTGAGGTGGATCAGAGGTAAAAGGGCGTGGAGGGTATCAAACGAGGTGCTGAACGAATATCTATCCCGGTATGGGTATTCGCATGAAAAATATGTTCCGGAAGAGATAAAGGGCATGGATGGGAAGGAGATACGGGAGTTTATATTTGCATATACCCGTGGCGATGGTCATGTCAGGACAAGAAGTAACGGATCTGAGGAGCATACTGTATTTACGGTTTCGCGTCGAATGGCGGGGGACTTTCAGGAGCTTGCGCTAAAGGTTGGTTGGCATGCAAAAGTAAGGGTTGTTGGTCCACAGGATTCGGTGATATTTGAAAATGGTGCAGCAAGAAAGATTCGCAACAATGGTGGCTACTGCATCACATTCAAGAAGAGGAAAAGCCCATATTCTGAAATCATTAAGACCAATTTTTCAAAGATTCCATATTCCGGGAATGTTTATTGCCTCACCGTTCCCAACGGTACGCTCTATATTCGTCGCAAGTGGACTCCGAGCTGGAATGGTAATTGTCCGGCAGTATCCGTAGGCCAGATCACCCCGCTGGGGCAGTTGAGGATCCTCGACGAACTGGTCTCCGACGGGATGGGGTTGAGGCAGTTCTGCGAGAACCAGCTCATCCCCCTTTTGAGGCAGAAGTATTTCGGGATGAACGTCATGGGGTACGGAGACCCCTCTGGTGCGTCGAGAGCCCCCACGGACGAGACGACCTGCTTCGACATCCTCCACTCCCAGGACATCGGATTAAGGGGGGTGGAGCCCGCCCCCACAAACGCCATCATCCCCAGGATCGGGGCCGTGGAAGCCTTCCTGAACAAGATGGTGAACGGGGAGCCCGGGTTCCTTCTGTCCCCCAACTGCCACTTTTTAAGGAAGGCGATGAACGGGGGATACCATTACGAGATCGACCCGAAGTCAAAGGGCGAGGAGATCAAGCCCATTCCCGTCAAGAACTTCTCCTCCCATGTCTCCGACAGCCTCCAGATGCTCTGTTTATACATCCAGGAAAGAGAATCAAACAACAAGCGGTGGAAGTCCTTTGCGAGCCAGATGAAGCGAAGGGAGTATCGCCCTGCCAGCACGGAAGCGGGTTATTAGCCGAGGGATTAAAGGAGACCTGAGATGGACCAGATCAAGGAAGAGTTCCAGAAAGAAAAAAGAAACTCTGATGTCATGGAGTCCTTCGGGTTCAGGTTATGGGGGCAGTTCGAGTCCAACAAGGCCTACCGAAGGCCCAAGGAACTCGAATGGATCGAGTCCCTCCGGCAGTACAAGGGGCTCTACGACCCCGAGGTGAAGATTGAGGCCAACGCCTCCAAGGTCTACCCCAAACTCACCCGGTCCAAGCTCAACATCGTCCTTTCAAGGCTCCACGAGATGCTCTTCCCGGAGACGGACAAGAACTGGGAGATAGACACGACCCCCGAGCCCAAGGTTTCACCTGCGGTGGTGGCCGCTATCGTCCAGGCCCTGACCCAGGTTGATGAGCAGACCGGGCAGGCGGTCCCCCCGTCCCCGGAGGATCTCGACCTTGCCATCCGGGCCTTCGCGGCGGCCACCTGCGAAAAGATGTCCTCCCAGATCGACGACCAGCTCACCGAGATAGACTACCCCGAGGAGACCAAGAAAGTCCTAAGGTCCGGCCTGATGTACGGGACGGGACTCTTGAAGGGGCCTTTGGTGGGGAAGAAGCAGAAGCGGAAGTGGGAGCCGGACCAGAAAGGCGGGTACAAGGAGCGCCTTGACGAAGAGGATTACCCGGACCTGAAGTTCACCCGTCTCTGGGACTGGTACCCGGACATGACCGTGACCGAGACTGAGAACATGCAGGGCAGTTACGAGCGCCATGTCATGAACAAGCACGATCTCCGGGAGCTGGCCAAGCGGGAAGACTTCTACGGAGACATCATTCTGGCATACCTCAAGGACATGCCCGACGGGGACTACGTCGCCACGACCTGGGAAAACGACCTCCAGTTGATCGAGGTCGAGGCCGGAACCGGCCAGAGCGGGAAGACCATGGTCGCCGGGACGACCAACGACACCCGGTCCACCTACCGGAAGCTCGGGAAGAGGTACGAGGTCCTTGAGTTCTGGGGGTATGTGGACGGGGACGATCTTGAGGCGTGCGGGGTCCACGTTGAAGACCCCTCCCTTGAATACGGGGCGAACATCTGGCTCCTCGGGAAGCACGTCATCAAGGCGATGCTGTTTTCCACTCCGCTGGACCAGTACAAGGTCTTCTACTACGAGAAGGACGAGACCTCCATCTTCGGGGAGGGCCTTGCAAGGGTCATGCGGCACTCCCAGATCGCCATCGCCGCCGCCGCGAGAATGGTCCTCGACAACGGATCCTGCTGCGCCGGTCCCCAGGTGGAGGTGAACTGGAGCCTGATGACCCCGGACACCGACCTTGAGTCCTTCTACCCGAGGAAGATCTGGTACCGGGAAGGAAGGGGGGTGGACGCCCAGTACCCCGCCGTGAGGGTCTACCAGATCGACTCACACATTCCCGAACTCCTTGAGATCGTTGCCGCCTTTAAGCAGTTTGCGGACGAGGAGACCACCCTCCCCACCTGGATGATCTCCCAGATGATGAACAACGAAACCGCCCAGGCTACCTCCGGGAGGATGGCCACGATCACCATCTCCATCAAGGACGTCGTGAAGAACTTCGACGCCTTCACCGAAAAGGTCATCAAGGACCTCTACGCCTGGAACATGGAGTTCAACCCCCGCGAAGACATCAAGGGGGACTACTCCGTGAGGGCCAGGGGGGTCTCTTCCCTCGTCATGAAAGAGCTCCGGATGCAGGCCCTGAACCAACTGGCCACCACGATCACCGACTCCGAGAGGGACTACATCCCCGAGGGCGACTTCCTCAAGGAAAGATTCAAGGCCCACGACATCGACATCAAGCTCCGTTCCGAGGAAGAGGTCTCGAAGCTCCGGAAAGAGCGCGAGGAGTCCCTCCAGATGCAGCTCGCCATCAAGATGCAGGAAGCGGAGATCGGCTACAAGAAGGCCCAGACCATGGCCCAGCTCACCAAGGCCAAGGACAAGAACGTCGAGGCCAACATCAAGGCCCAGACCCCGATCGAACAGCCGGAAGGCTCCGATCCGAGGCTCACCGAAGAGGATATTGCCACCAAACAGACCGAAAGGCAGTCAAAAGAGGCCGAAAACCGCCGCAAAGAGGAGAAACACGCCCTCGAACTCTCCCAAAAGGACGAGGCCCACCGTGTCAAAATAGCCACAGAGGCCGCAAGGGCTGAATCAGACATCGAAAACAAGCGAAAAACCACCGAACACTCCCTGAAAATGAAGGAGGACCTCACAAAAGCGTCCGCAGAAGCCAAAAAAACGGCCGCAAAGCAGAAACCGGCCCCCAAAAAGGCCTCCAAGGGTGTGAAGTAGAGAGAAAAGATGACTCTTGACGAGAAATTGCAGATCACGGCGAGCGGTGTCCAGGGGCAGACGCGGGAGAAGTTCGGTTCCATTGAGAAATTGTGCCAAAATGCCCCGCTGGAGGGCAGTATCATAGAGGTTGGCGTCTGGAGGGGTGGGATTGCGAGACATCTGGCCGATATTTTCCCGGGAAGGAAGATATTTCTGGCCGATACGTTCACCGGGATACCGTATGTCTCTAAGTATGACAACCACTACCGTGTGGGGAGCTTCAGCGATGTCGACATAGAACAGGTGCGGAGCATATTCCCCGAAGAAAACGCTGAAATACTCCAGGGTATCTTTCCGGGGGAGTTTCAGGGGCGACTTGACGGGGAGAGGTTCGGCGTGGTGCACCTGGATGTGGACGTCTATCAGGGGTACAGGGACAGCCTGGAGTTCTTGTACCCGAGAACCGTTTCAGGGGGGCTTGTTATGCTTGACGACTACAAGTGCCCGCTCACCGAGGGCGCCACGATAGCCGTGGATGAGTTCCTCTCGGATAAACCCGAGAACGTCCTTTTCCTTAACTACCAATTCTACTTTATCAAGGAGGGGTAGATGTTTCCGACGAACAAGACAAAAGCGGAGGCGATTTTCGAATTAAACGGGATGAAGCATGATCCGGCCTGCAAATCCATGGTGAAACTGCTGGACATTCTCATTGACGAGGTCCGGATCCAGAACGACGAGGCCCCTGCGGAGAGAGTATTGGGAAATCAGGGCGAAATCAGGGCATTTATGAGGCTGAAAGAGTACATTGAGAAGGGACTCCCGACTACCAGATAAAAAGGTGCTTGACAAATGCCCGAAACCATGGGAAGATGTTCATCAAGGAGCGGAAATGCTTCCGGGGAGACCCGGATCGTGAACTTGTCCGACGGAGGGACGCTTACAGAACGAGAAATAATCGAGATGCTGAAGACTTTGGAGTGGTGGAAGAAGAAACTTCAATCGCTCTTGCCAAAATAGTCTAAATCTCGAACACGAGATCAAAGGCTGTCATGGGGAAACCCATAGACAGCTTTTTTTGTGCAAAATAACCCAGGAAAGGAGCGCATGTCATGCCAGAGACAGATCCCAATGACAGAGGGGCATTGGAAAAAGTCGACGAAGCGGATAAGGCATTTTCTGACGCATTCGATGCGGCAGGAGTAGGGGAGGCTGACCCGAATAAGGCAGCCGTCCCGGCAGAGGAGCCCGAAAAGAAGGAGGAGCCTCCCAAAAAGGAGGAGCCGCCCGCCGCAAAAGTCGACGAGAAGGCCGAGGAGGAGAAATACGAACAGCGCTACAAGTCTCTCCAGGGGATCCACAAGCACGACCGTGAAACCTGGGAGCAAGAGAAAACGCGACTCGTATCCGAACTCGAAGAGGCAAAGAAGGGCGCTCCTAAAAAAGAGGAACCCACAGAGAAAGAAAAGAAGGCAGCTCAGGACTTCGTTGACTCTCTTACTGACGAGCAGAAGGAGCAACTGGAGGAGTATGAGAAAGACTTCGATGTGGTTTCCAAAATGGAAGGGCTCAAGAGATCCGTTGAGCTTGCCAAACTCCGAAAAGAACTTCAAGACTGGAAAAGCGAGATTACGGAAAAGCTCGAAGAGCAGGGGAAGAAGATCATCCCTGTCACGGAGTTCGCGGCAAAAAGCGAGACGGCGGCCCACTTCAACATCATCAGGAACGGTTACCAGAGAGAGGATGGAACGCAGGTCGAAGGTCACCCCGATTTCGAGAAGTATCGGGATGACGGGTCCTTGCTGGCCTGGATAGAATCCAAGCCCAAGTACATGCAGAAATCCCTCAAGGAAACCTACGAGCATGGGATCGCCACCGACGTGGTGGATCTCTATAACGACTTCAAACGGGAATCCAACATCCAATCAGAGCCCCCCGAAGGCAAGGTCGTCGACATCGACAAGGCCAAAAAGAGGCAGGCGCTCACTTCTGTCCCCACGAAGAAGGGGGCCGTCAACACCTCCCACAAGCTGGCCGATGACTTTGAAGGAGCCTTCGACGAGGCCCTGCATAAGCAAGGAGGGTAAACCATGGCGCTTACCACATACGGTAAATAAATTGCCGTAGTAAAATCTGCAAAGTGCTGGAAACCCCTAAAGCCGCCATTGCTACCGAGGCAACAATATGGAGGATGAAACAATGGGCAATCAGCAGGCGACGGATTTGGAACTTGGATGGCTGGCAGGAATTTACGATGGAGAAGGCTATATGGGACTGACAAGACAAAATACAAAAAGGACCCGCTCTATCCGGCCGGACATCCAACTCGTGAATTGCGATCCCGATGTTATACTGAAGGCGAGGACAATCTTGAATAAGATCGGCATTAACCCCTACATACGGGAAAGAGTGCACTCCAAAAGGGGTGTCGAGTCCCAATGGAGCCGAAACTATATCATGCAAATGTCCAAGTTTTCAGACGTGAAAAGATTCATCGACACCATAGGGAGTCTGCTCACCGGCGAAAAGAAGAAACGGGCCGAACTTATGCTGAGGCTTGTGAACAGCAGAATCCCAAAGACGAGATTCGATCACTATACGAATGACGAGCTCGCCATGGTGGATGATTATTTCACGAAGTTAAAAGGGATCAAAATCAGAGGCAACGCAAACACCGATCACCTCAACGACTACCAAGCAGACGTCAGGATGGAAATTCTGGCGAAGGTATAGTCTGATCTCATGGGAAACCATGAGAGGCGGCAGAAATGACCGCCCGCCCGAAATGGTCAGTAAGCGAAAGCTGAAGTAACAGATTGGATATTACACCCAGGACCGCCGCCTACAACGCAGTTGAGTTGCTCAAGAGAGCGATGCCCTATCTCTGTCTTGAGAAGTTCGGGCAGGCCAAAAGCCTCCCGGGAAACAAAACCCAGTCCATGAAGTTCCGCCGCTACAACTCTCTCGGGCTCCGGACGACTCCTTTGACCGAAGGCGTCACCCCGTCCTCCGACAAGATGACCGCGACGGACCTCACGGCAACCCTATACCAGTACGGTGGTCTCGTGGAAATCACTGATATCATTCAGGATACCCACGAAGACCCCGTTCTCCAGGAGGCCACTGCGGTCTCCGGCGAGCAGGCGGCGAAGACCGTTGAGACCCTCCGGTACAACGTCCTCAAGGCCTGTTCCAACGTCTTCTATGCGAACTCTGTCGCGGCGAGGACGGATGTCGCCACGGTCATCACCCGTGCCGACCAGCGGAAGGTCGTCCGCGCCCTTGAGCGCCAGGAGGCACAGCACATCACCTCCATCGTGAAGTCGACCCCGTCCTTCAACACGGAATCCATCCTCCCGGCGTATGTGGGCGTGACCCATGTGGACATGACCTCGGACATTCGCGGGATGAACGGGTTCACCTCCGTGGCTGATTACGGCGGGATCAAGGCGTGGGAAACCGAAGTCGGTGCCTGCGAAGACGTCCGGTACCTCAAGAGCACGATTTTCACCCCCTACCTGGACGGCGGAAGCGCCACCACGACCGGCCTTCTCACGACCGCCGGTGTAGGGTGCGACGTCTATCCCGTGATGTTTTTCGGGAAGGACGCCTATGGGATGATCGCCCTCAAGGGGAAGTACGCGATCACCCCGATCGTCATCAACCCCACCCCGAGCAAGTCCGATCCGCTCGGCCAGAGGGGCTCGGTGTCCTGGAAGACCATGCAGACCACGATCATCCTTAACGATGCCTGGATGGCAGTGGGCGAATTCTGCTGCACGGACTGAAATAAGTTGTTGATTTACGCCATCTTCTCTTGTAGTGTCATTGTAAAAGAAGTTTACGAGAGGAGGCTGGAATGGCGAAATCAAGGAAAGTTTCTCTGGGGTGCATGGAGTGTGGGAAAGAGTTTAGGGTTCCCCCGACACGAGCAAAGACAGCAAGGTATTGTTCTGCGAGATGTGCAGATGGACACAGGAATGATAAGAGAAGGGTCAACAAGGAGGAGTTTCGGTGTGGCCGTTGCGGGAAGGTATTTTACGACTTTCCGTCACATAGGCTCCGACGAAAGTATTGCTCCTACCGATGTGCCGCTCTTGCGAACAGCAAAAGGCGTAACCGCCTTTGTGCTTATTGCGGGAAAGTCTTTTCTGTCGTCCCGTCGCAGACCGATCTTTGTTGCTCGTGGGAATGTCGGGTTGCTCGATCAAGATCGGAAGATTGGCCTTTACGGAAGAAAGTTCTTGTGCAATGCCATGAGTGTGGGAAAGAAATATGGAGGACTCCTTCCGGTGTCGTCAAGGTTAAACACTCTTACTGCTCAAGGGCCTGTAAGGTTGCTTCTCAAAAAATCACCAATAAAATTGGATCGAGTTTTTATGGAAGCTGGACGTGGTACAGAGCCAGAAAGAGCATCCTTGAAAGAGATGGCCACACTTGCCAGAAATGCGGATTTTCTGGACCATATCTCCATGTGCATCACAAGGAATATAAACGAAACGGAGGGGAGGAGGCTGACGGGAACCTCGTTACGCTTTGTTCCCGGTGCCACATGAAGTTGCACAACAGCGCGGTTAAGTGATTAACCCGGTAGTTGGACCGGAAAGATCATACACGCATACTGCCCATCCTGGCCGGTATGCCACCGAAGGTAGGTAAGTCCAGGACTACGCCAACATAAAAGGAGGAATTAACATGGCTTTCAAATACGTTGGAAAAAAGTTCGATGATGCGGATCCGAAGGTCGATCAGGCCGGTAGGAAGGTCTACGGGGCGTTTCCTTTTGAGGCTATCCGCAGGGCCGTTCAGGGCATTGCCAACAGGGTTATCGGCACCACGTCAGGCACCGCGAGTTCTTCGGGGTACTTGAAGCTTGCCGGATGCGGAACCGGCGGAACGGGAGTTGCGATTGCCAACACGGTGGTCGTTTTGATTAACGGGCAGTACAGCACCTGTATCGCCCAGGATCCCCTCACCCTTCCCGATGGGTCTCAGGGGAGCAATACGGTTGCCAAGTACCTCATCTGCACCTCGACCGGCACCTCCGCGACATGCATTGGTCCGGGGAATGTCGTCGATAAAGGTGACTATGCCAGTGCGACTCTGGCGGCTGCGGCAGCCAAGCTTCCCGATCTTCCTGACGGATACTGCGCCCTCGGGTATGTCACCCTGAACGCCCCGGCCGCGTCCGCGATCACCTATCGCGGCCACGGGACCATCGGGTCTCAGGGAACCACGTCGTTCACGGATCTCGTCTGCATGCCGTATGACGGGAGTTAGTAACCACGGGCGGGGGTAACACCCCGCCCTTAACACCTTAAGGGGGAAAGGTCATGCCACGCAAAGAGAGAACGGATCAGGAGCTCCACCCGGAGAAGTATTTTACGAGCCCACAGGGGCATGTCAGGGACCGGATTGTCCTTCATGAGAGCGAAAGGATCCCCAGAGAGGGTCAGTTGATTTCCCTCAACGGGTTTGCCTTCCTGGCCAAGGCGGGGGTCCCCATTGACCTCCCGAGGCCGGTTCGCCTCATGATCGACACTTTGATCGAACGGCAGACGCTTCAGGGCGACGACGGCAAGGAGTACACCCGCGATATCCCGAGGTTCACCTACACCTTGGTGAAGGAGGGGGTCAACCTTCCCGAAGAAACCGCACCCGTCGATGGAGGATAGCACATGGTCGGGAAGGATCTGATCGCAGTTTTAAGGGAGACCCATCTGGACGACCAGAAGCTCCCGTATCTCTGGCAGGATCCCGAGCTTCTGAGGAACATCAATTACGCCGAGGTCCAGGCCTGCCGCAGAGCCCATCTCATCATCGACTCTTCCACGGCCAACGACTCCGGGACTGCCGGGACGGCAAGCACCATGGGACAGAGGCCCCTTTGCACGCTTTCAATCACTGCGGGTACAGCAATCTACAACCTGAGCTCGAAGATCCTGCAAGTCAAGAGATGCCAGCTCGCCTCGATGACGTACCCGCTTAACGGCCCGTTAACCTATCCGGCCCTTGACGATTACGCCTCGGGCTGGATGGGTACGGCGGGATCCATCGGGACCGCCGGGTCCGGAGGATACCCGTGGGGGTTCTTGAACGAGCCCGGGAACACGATCACCTTTGTCCCGGCCCCCTCGGCAAGCGACACGGCGTACCTGGTCGTGTCGAGGCTCCCTTTGGTCCCCATCACCTACCAGACGCCGCCCGAAATCGACGAGCAGTACCACATCGACATTCTGGACTGGGCGGCCCACCTGGCGTTCATGAAGCCGGATTCCGACACGCAGGAGCTGAATCTGGCAAAGGTTTATGAAGACAAGTTCACGAGCAAATTCGGGCCTCTTCCGGACGCATACAGCGAAAGGATGAGGAAGACCCTCCTCCAGCGGCAGAGGATGAGGCCGAGGGAGTTCGGGTCGTAATGCACCCTCACAAGGAGGATTTGAAATGGCGATCAAGAAGGCAACAAAGGTATCCCCTGTCATCTATACTGGCTCTGCGGAGCCCAACGCGGCTGGCATCGAGCCTTCCAAGGTCGGTGATCTTTACATCCGTGTCCACTCCGGGGCCGGTAGCGCCGGTATCTATTTCTGCAAAACGATATCCGGAAGCAAGAAATGGGGGACCGCAGGCACGGGCTGATTTCCCTATAACTGTGGGGAGGCCGTCCTCCCCACTTCATCCACGAGGACGAAGCTATGGAACGACGAATCACGACGAGACCTCTGTTCAAATCCACCACAATCAAGGCAGGCTCTTCAGGGACATCTGACATAATCGACCTCCGGGATGTCTCAAAGGAGGGCGGGTTCTCGATGTCTTGGACCATCGCCCCGGCAGGCGGGATTGCCACCTGCGGGACGGCCACGTTCAAGTACCTGTTGAGCCCTGTCTACGATGGGACCTACACTACTCCGACTGGAGGGACCCATGGCACGTCCACGGGTGTCTCCGGGAATAGCAACTGGGTGTCATTCACTCCCCCCGTCGCCCCTTTCATGAAAGTCATGTGTGACATGGGGACGAGCGGAACGGCCCTGGTGACTGCTGAACTGCATGTCAGATAAGGGGGTGAGGAGATGGCATTTCAGCGGCTTTCCTTAGTGAGAGGCGATTCGGACAACTACAGCGTTACGTTCAAGAGGTCCGACGGGACCCTGTACAACATCAAGAACTGGACGGTGTACTTCACCCTGAAGACACACGCTGACCTGTCTGATTCTCAGGCCTCCCTCCAGAAGATCGTCACGGTTTTCGACGACACCACCTCCGGGACTTCCGGGTCTGCCAATATCCCGTTTTACCCTCCGGACACAATCAAGCTCGATATCGGGGAGTATGACTTTGACATCAAGGTCTGTACCGCCCCCGGAAGCCAAAACTACACCATCCGAAGGGGGAAGCTGGACCTTGAGCAGAATGTGACAGGAACCTATGGTACTGCGGGTACTGCATGATGGATATTGAAGTCACTCTCGATAGCTCGAAAGACATATCCGCCACGATAGAGTCCGGGAAGAACCTCTCTGTCGTTTTTGAACATGCTGGTCCCGCAGGGGCCTCCGGGTCGAGCGGGTCTGCCGGGACCCACGGCACCTCGGGTACTTCAGGAACGTCCGGTTCCAGTGGACTGGACGGGACCTTCTACGGGTCGTCGGGGACTTCGGGGACCGCCGGATCTTCCGGGTCGAGTGGAACGGCGGGAACCTCGGGGTCTTCCGGGTCTTCCGGGGACTCGGGTTCGTCCGGGACTTCAGGAACAGACGGCTCCCATGGGACCTCTGGTACAAGCGGGACTTCTGGAACGGCGGGGAGTTCTGGCTCCTCGGGCACGCATGGCACATCCGGAACGAGCGGAAGTTCGGGCACCTCTGGAACGGACGGATCTCATGGCACTTCGGGGTCAAGCGGTTCCAGCGGGTCTTCTGGGACCAGCGGGACGGCGGGAACCAGCGGTTCCAGCGGAAGCTCCGGATCTTCCGGCACGCACGGGACATCAGGCACAAGTGGGACTTCGGGCTCGAGTGGAACGGCAGGATCTTCTGGGAGCTCCGGGCAGAGCCTTACCCCCAAGGGGGACTGGGCTGTTTCCACCGGGTATGTCTCGGGGGATGTCGTTTCCAACGACGGGGTGATGTACGTCGCCCTCCAGAATCACACCTCCACTGCTGATGACGAACCAGGAACCGGGATAAACTGGGAAACCTACTGGAACACGCTATCGGGAGCAGCCGGGTCTTCTGGGACCTCTGGCACCTCCGGCATCTCGGGATCAAGCGGGACTTCGGGGACCTCCGGCACTTCCGGAAGCTCCGGGTCAAGCGGGACTTCCGGATCGAGCGGAACCTCCGGCGACTCGGGGTCGAGCGGAACGAGTGGGTCAAGCGGATCTTCGGGGGATTCCGGATCAAGCGGCACAAGCGGAACCGATGGGTCTCACGGAACCAGTGGCACATCAGGGTCTTCGGGTTCTTCCGGGTCAAGTGGGTCTTCTGGCACTCACGGGACTTCAGGTTCTTCGGGGAGCAGCGGTAGTTCTGGGACCCACGGCACCTCAGGTACCCCCGGTTCATCTGGCTCCTCGGGGACCTCCGGTTCTGCCGGGAGCCACGGTTCGAGCGGCACCTCGGGGACCTCAGGGTCATCTGGGAGTTCCGGCACATCCGGCACTTCGGGTACTGACGGAACGAGTGGTTCATCTGGGTCGTCCGGCTCCTCCGGGACCTCGGGTACCGATGGTTCCCACGGAACTTCAGGCACTTCCGGGTCGTCAGGCACAAGCGGTTCCTCTGGAACCCATGGGACATCAGGTACAGGTACATCGGGAACCTCTGGCTCTTCCGGGAGTTCCGGGTCCTCTGGGACAGACGGGTCTCACGGCACATCTGGCACGAGTGGAACGTCGGGATCAAGCGGCAGTTCTGGCACTTCGGGGACCCACGGCACTTCGGGTTCTTCTGGAAGCAGCGGCTCCTCGGGCACTTCAGGGACGGGCGGATCGTCCGGTTCATCAGGGACATCGGGCACGGATGGGTCCCACGGAACCTCCGGCACCTCAGGGTCAAGCGGATCTTCCGGAACAGATGGCTCACATGGAACCTCCGGAACCTCCGGAACAAGCGGGACCTCCGGGTCTTCGGGAAGCTCCGGAAGCACGGGGACCCATGGCACATCTGGGTCCTCCGGCTCATCTGGGGAGAGCGGCACATCGGGTACATCCGGAACGGACGGGACCTCCGGGACCAGCGGTACTTCCGGGGAGACCGGGACATCCGGAACCAGCGGGTCAAGCGGGGCGACCACGATTACTGGCGGTGTTCTGCATACCCAAGACGAGGCGGGGACGGCGTGGGCCATAGCCCACAACCTCAACTTCAAGTACGTCGGGGTGTTTGCCATCATTTCCGACGAATTGGTCTCCCCGGAAAAAGTCGAATATGTCGACGAGAACAACTGTAATGTCTACTTTGGAACCTCATCGGTCTCCGGGTATGCTGCGGTTGTCGTCGGTGGGGGTTCCAGCGGGACATCAGGTACGAGCGCGGCGGGCTCAAGCGGGACCTCCGGCACTTCCGGGACGGCTGGGAGCAGTGGGACATCTGGCGGGGGGACCTCTGGCACGTCCGGGACGAGTGGGAGCTCTGGAGAAACATCCGTCACGGGAACTCACGGAACCTCAGGGACATCGGGGACCGACGGGACTCATGGCACCTCAGGAACCTCTGGTACGGATGGGACTCACGGGACCTCTGGAAGTTCCGGTAGCTCGGGAACCTCCGGCACGGCGGGGTCCTCGGGCACCAGCAGCACCCATGGAACCTCCGGTACATCTGGAACCAATGGGACCCACGGGACATCAGGCACTTCGGGATCTTCGGGGTCTTCAGGTTCTTCTGGGTCGTCCGGAACTTCGGGTACGGCTGGGTCCTCCGGAACCAGTTTCGGTACAGCGGCAACGGCGGCTTTTTTGATGATCTCCGGGACCCAGAGTGACGCGGGGACCATCGGAAGCAAGGGGTATGTGGTTAATGTCTATTACGGGACGGCGGCTACAAGGGCGGCAGGGGTTTCAGGGGTTTTGAGCGGATCGGTTTATTTCCAGATTACGTTGTAGGTAGATTATGGCCATTGAAATTATAGGGACACCGCAAGTAGGCAACACCAACAATGGCGCAGATGTTACGCTTACTTGGTCGACCCGTCCCTCCGAAGGAGATTATACGATCGTTGTCATCGGTTCCCCAGCGCCCTCAGCCGCTGTCGGAACTGTATCTACAACGGGTTATGACGTTGTATCTGGCGCCACGCATGCTGGGGCGGCAGCGGCCAACCCATCTCTGGTTATTTACTGGAAGAAACAAGGGGCGACTACCGACACAACTGTGGTTGCAAATGCCGCCAACAGTAACACGGTGGATACTTCCGCCATCGGGTTTGTTTTGAGGGGTGTTGACAGCACGACCCTTCTGGATGCCGTCACGGCAACCGCAGGGGAAACAACCAGCACAAATCCGGACCCTGCTTCAATAGCAGGTGCAAGCGCCAATTTCTGCACGATTGTCGCCGCCTGTATGACGGCTGTGAAAGACACTTCCATTACCGCGCCGAGCGGATATACTGGTTATTCACAAGTCGGTGACGATATCTACGACCACACTTTGGCCGCCGCTTATAAATTAAACTGCAATGGAACGGAAGCCCCTGCTTCGTGGACAGACTGGGGTTCTGGACTGTGGTATGCGATCACAATAGCGATAAAGCCCGCGCCTGCCCCGACGATAAGCGCAAAGGTCATGGTTGACGGGGTTTGGAAAACGGTGTCTTCGGCCCTGGTGATGGTCGGCGGGACATGGAAGGCGGTATCCTCTATCAAGACGATGGTTAATGGGGTGTGGAAATGAAAGACTACGGCAAGGAGTTCACCGGCAAGACGATACTGGAGTCCCTTGCGACCCTCCCGGCCCATGCTGCGGCCGACGAGGGGAGGATCGTCTACGCTGAGGATGTCGAGAAGACCTACTACGGCAAGTCCGATGGATGGGCCGAGTGGGGGACTTCCGGGACCTCTGGAACTTCGGGCACCTCGGGGACAAGCGGCTCATCAGGCACCTCTGGTAGTACGGGGACCCATGGGACATCGGGTAGTTCCGGTACATCTGGTAGTTCCGGCACTTCTGGGACAAGCGGATCATCAGGATCGAGCAGCACCTCCGGCTCAAGTGGAACATCCACAACGGCGGGCCTTGCCGCAACAGGGGGCACGGCCGCCTACGCCACGTCCTCAGGAAACTCCGGATCTGCCGCAGGGGCAGGCACTTCTTCTTACGCCACCACTGCCGGGCAGGCCGGGACGGCAGTCAAGGCCACCTCAGCGGGGAACGCGGGGACGTCCTACGCCTCTACGCAGGCGGCAAGTGAAACCGTATCCGGTGTAGTTGAGTTAGCTACCGTTGCTGAAGCTCTCGCCGGAACCGACGGGACAAGAGTCGTCACCCCCGCCGGGGATGCCGCCGCGCTTGCGAACCTCAAAACGCACGACACCCCCAACGCCATCGAGCAAATCCTTGATTATTCCGCCGGGAAGAACTACCAGAACCATGTGGTCTATATCCCCCCGTTCACGACCACGGATGTTTCCGGCGTGACCTTCGGCGGGTTCCAGGTTGACAAATATCCAAACTCCCAGCCCTCCGCGATCAACCAGGCGGGGGATGCGTGGTATGACATCGCACACAGCACCACGCCGGGATCGGTTCCGGGGATCTCGAAGCCGGGCGTCCCGGTATGGGACTATATCAAGTTCCCCTTTGCCATGATCGCCGCGTGCAACAAGGGCAAGGGCTGGCACTTGACCTCCGCGTTCGAGTGGGCCGCCCTTGCGCACTTGGCCAAAAAACAGGGCACGATGCCTCACGGGAACAACAGCAATCTCGACCCGCCGAGCGATTCCGTTTATACAACCGAGCTTGGCATCCTCGATGCCCACCTCCACAACGAAAACGGCACCTATCATCGCACCCTCCCCGGCAGCGGCCCTTCGATCTGGGCGCACAACCATCTCCAGAACGGGGTGTACGATCTCAATGGCCTGGTGTGGGAGTGGGTGTTGATGCTGATGTCAACCGACGGATACCCCTATGTCCCGGCGAACCTCAATGTGAGTTATGTCGGATCACCCTACGGACGCGGGACAATCAGCGGTTCCGGCGGGGCCACGCCGACGCTTACCTGCGATGGGGCCGGAGTAAACTGGCTGAAGGCATGGACCGTCGATGAGTTCAATACTGCTTGTTACTGCTATATCGCGGAAGCGGCGGGCGGCGCAGGAGCGCTGTACGCTGTAACGGACACGACCGCCACGACGCTCGTTCTCACCGCCAGCGATGCGCCGGGGGACGGGACGGCGACCTTCTGCATTTTCAAACTGGTGGCCACGGACATCACGAACGGGATGACTACCGGGCAAAAAATCTTGACGCTGCGCGATTCCGATGCGGACCTGAAGGGATTTGCGCTCCCCGCGACCGCTGACGGTACGGGAGCGGCGGCTTATGGGAACGACATTTTCTACTTTGACAAAGCGGCCCTGCGCGCAGCGATCCGTGGCGGCAACTTCGGCAGCGCAGCCGGCGCGGGGGTGTTTGCCCTCTACTTGCTCAGCGTCCCGTCGGACTCGGGCTACTACTTCGGGTTTCGCGCCGCAAAGGCACTCTGAAATCTGATTTTTCTGAGGATCTGTCTTATGTCCGACACAAAGGAATTGATCATCTACCAGAAGCACGAGGTGACGCTATGACCGAGAACGGGAATAGATACGTTACAAATCGGTGGCTGATTGGGATACGATAAGGAGGCTATTATGGACATCTCTATAGCAGTATTCATCATCTTCTTGATGACGCAGGCGGGGGACTTCTACACCACATGGCGGGTCCTGCAACTGCCGAATAGGAAAGAGGCTAACCCGGTGGTCAAGTGGGTCATGGACAGAATAGGGGTGGTGGGGGCCTTGATTCTCCTCAAGGGCCTGATCGTTGTGGTCATAGGCGCGGCCCTCTGGTTCTACCCCGACCCCATTGTCCAGATCACGGTGATCCTTGTGAGCGTGGGGTATGGGTGGGTGATCTCGAATAATGTGAAGCTGATGAGGAGGTAACCATCATGGTGGACTGGGTATCCTTTCTTATTGGGGTAGTGTTTGGGATCTTTTTCGCAACTGGATTTTACTTTGTTCTGGGGGCGATAGAGAGAAGGAGGTAGTCTTACTATGCAGGAACCTGAATCTGGATCTTCACGGGATACTCTTGAAAGGCTGGTAAGATTAGAGACAAAGATATGCCTCAAGTTTGAGGAGCTGGAGAAGGCCATTGTTCTGGCACGGGAGATCTCCGAAAAAGACAAGGTCCTTGCCCGTGAGACCATAGATGCCCGATTACAGCACATGAATGAGTTCCAG